GGCGGGCCTCCCTTACGGTTTTTTCTTATTATAATCGATATTGCTATCCTTTTCCTAACAAAATTATAAAAAAGTCTTAACAAGTTAAAAAAAACGTTATTTTTATGCGGATTTTTTCACTATCAATGTGAGCTTTTACACCACATTTACACCAGTCAGGTATGAGCCTAAGTGACACTATCCTAATAACCTAACAGATAGTATTTGTTGGTATCACTGTTGAAAAGCGATACGAACAAATATTACCTGATGCCAACGTAAAAAAAAAAGGGGGGGGCAGATGATAAATTATCATCTGCCCTGCCATGTGTTGGGGCTATACCAACAGGCAAACCCTTGTTCTAAATGAAAAAAAAATAGGGTAGACGAGTTATTCTCGTCTACCCTATTTTTTTTTTTTTTCATTTAAAGAAATTAACCTTATCAGTGACCCACGCCATACCAAACAACAGCAGTGCGGCAATGGCGGGCCAGTTCTTTTTGATATACTCAAGAAAATCGAATTTTGATTTATCGCTGACAATATCAACCTTTGCATCTACAGAGTTGATCTTATCATTCAATCCAGATACCTGTTTTGCCAATGCTTCAACGCTTTTATTATTCTCCGTCAGGCTATACTGCATCCCGATCATTGTTGTTTGCATCTCAGCTAAAGTTTTCTGTGTTTCTACCAATGTATCAGGAAGTTTTGAAAGCATTGTGAGTGATTGTGTCATACTCTCTTTTGCAACAGCAAAATCTTTATCGACCTTGTTCACTTTGTTTTCAAGACTGTCAATATTGTTATTGAGATTGTCAACTTTTTTCTCAAGTGATTCGATGCGGTGCGAGTGTTCCATGTATTCTCCGCAGTGAATTGCTTCTCCCGCCACTACCATTCACCAGTCCTCATACAGTAATTTTGCTCTTATTGTTAAGCCCGAGAGCGTCCCACGCCTCCTGAATCGCAAGCTCTACGGCATCAGTATCCATCTTAAACCCGTACTGGTCGCACATTTTCTGGACAAAAGCAATAACCTCTGCTTTTTTTGTTTCGCCCATTCCGGATTCCGTATAAATGGTTTCCATTGCGCTAACGGCTACATAGACCCATCTCTCAATGATTGCCCACTGCTGATCTGTAGTTCTGGATTTAAAATAGGGGATTGCGTACCGCGTAATCAGGGCGGCAATCAGACCAATAATGCAGATTACAATTTGAGTCAAATCAATCGAAGTGTTCATATTTTATCTCCTTAAATTAAAGAGCCGCGCAATCTGCGTGACTCTCATCGTTACTATATGGAATTTTAATATTTTCAATATAAGGCGCTATATATATCATACATTTTAGGTTTCTAGGCGGCTTATTGGGTTTAGGGAAAGAAGGAGCGTTTTTATACTTGCCTCTATCTTCCCAGATCTTAATATTCTTTATCTTAAAGGCCAAGCTACCAGATCTTAAAAGTTTTATAATTACGTTCATTCTAGCTTCACCATTGATAACGTTTTACAGCATTATAGAAATATATACTATAAAACATAATTATACCATCCTCAAATTTCTATGATATCAATATCCTCTTTTGAAGTATATCCGTCCATGGTTCTCGTGATTGTTTGGCTGTCAGGCGCATCAGTCTTGCAGTACAGCACTTCTGCCGGATTGAATGTCGTGTCTCCTTCGCCGCGAGTGCCGGCCTTCATCAGATTTGTGTTTACGGAAAGGGTAGGGGTATACTGATAATGCGTCGCATCACTGTCGGCTTCCAAATGCAGATGAACTCCCGCTGTGTATTTCCCGGTGGCGCCCATAATCCCTATCTTGGTATCCTTAGTGACCTTATTTCCAACCTTCACCCCAATAGAAGCCAGATGATGATACCGCAGCACAACAGCGCCGGATTTTCCGGTTTTGTGGTTATAGGCATTTTCATACTTTACAGCCACAACATTTCCTAAAACAGAATCTTTTCCTGCCAACAGAACCGTACCGTTTCCGCTGGCATAAATCGTGGAAGATCCCACGCAGTCCAATCCATAATGGGTCCCCATCCTAAGACCGTTCACTACTAGCTGGGCGTACTTTGCGTTTTTATATCCCGCCGTAACCCTCATCTTGTTAATGGGGAGAATTAGCTTTTGAGAATCTTCAGCGGCGACCGCCGCCTTCACAAAATCCTTTTCTTTATATCTAGGAGCATCCTTCGCATCGACATAGATTGCCAAAGGATGCACGACTGCCTTCTGGTTTTTCCCAATTACAAAAACGTCAGCAGGGTCAATCATGGTAGAGTCGTTAGCGCCTGCCCTAATTAGCATGGAGCTGCTGGATTCCGCGACCTGCGGAGTGTGGAATGGATGCGCGGTATCAGAGTCGATTTCCACATGGATATGATTCCACCATTTGTGCTTATCGCTCACTGTGCCAATAACAGAATATGCGGAAACTGCGGACCCTTTTACTACTTTGACTGACTCCATGTGGATATAGCGGACGATTAAATCCTTTACGGCTCCCGTCTTAGGAATATAAACTTTAGGATACTTAACCACTACAACACAGCCAAGAGCGTTTTGGTTGCGTTCCACACCTAGAACAGTGCCGTTGCCGGAAGCAATAACCTCGAAAACTGACGCTCCTAAGCTATCGCAGTCCATTCCAAAATGGGTAAACCTGTGGGCTGGGTCTTTCGCATAATCCGCATTCTTAAATCCTGCGGCAATCGTACAACTTTTCATAGGATAAAGCAGAACCTGTGATTCTAAAGGAATCTTTTTTGAAATATGAATCACCTCTAATCTAGTGTAATGTTATTGATGTCCAAGCCCTCTCGTTTAGCGGACACCAAAATCTTTACTTTGTTTTCAGCTTTCGCCTTAGAGCTGTAGAACCCAGTAATTACTCCCATCTCACCAAATACCGAGGGAATCAGATAGGCGAGGGGAGAGAGATCACGAGTCAAAAACATCAAAATGACCGTAATAATAACGATTGCCAGCGTCACAACAGCAACGCTGGCAAACATAATCTTTGAGAATTCAAATTTTTTCATTTCAACTTTTCGATGTTAAACATTTTCCCACCCGTATACCCCCGGCTCCCATGTGTTCGCGTCAACGGTACTTGTCCAATGCTCGCCGTTGTGGGATACCTTCGCGCCCATTGCATAGGCGTCTGTGCTGCCCTGCGGCTGCCTCCACTCGGGCCACTCAACCGCCGGATCATCGATGCGCACCCACAGGCTCGGCGCCGCGTCCGGTGTCCAGCTCTCCTGCGAGGTGTGCGCCGTCATGCACTTATACAGCAGGTTCCCGTACCGCACCCGGTCCCCGGCCGAGTAGTCTATGCCGATTTTCCATTTATGATAGAGAGCAACAGCAGTCCATGCCTGTTCATCCGTAGCAGCCTCCCGGAGTGTTACCAGTGCGTTTATAATTGCCTGTGCTTCCGTTCTGGTCATCACATCACCTCTCTGAGCATTTCGGTGAGTTCATCCCCTGTGATTTCCTCCGTCTCAATCGGGATGTCTGTTTCGCTGTAGACTCTATTTTCAGATTCCGGGTCTATTGCATCACAATACAAGGCTCCATCCCGTTCGATCATCATACCAAGATTACTATAAGCCCGAATCAGTCCGCCTTCTAAAACATTATAAACAATCATATTCCTCCTCCTTAGCTCAATGGAGAATCCTCGACAAAGTAGCTTGTCAAAGCGCTCCAGTTAGTCGCAGACGAATACGCGGATAAAGTCCCGGCAGGAATATGCAATTTAAATCCCGTATTTGATGTGGGGAATGCCGATGAACTTGCCAATGTGGGCGGAGTAGACGGCAGATATACATTAACCAGACTCCGGCACCCTTGGAAACAACCGGTTGGTATATACGTTGTATTCATCGTCGCATTAACAAGCACAGTGCAGTAATAAAAAAGCTGTTGCGCATCGCTTGTTAAAGGGCAATTAACCACTACATCTGTTAATGAATATAAATAGGAAAATACCTGCTTCCCAATACTTGTAAGCGTAGATGGCAATTCAACGGTTGTAAACTTAGTACTTTGAAATGCGTTTTGCCCAATAGTGGTAACATTACAAAAATCAAACGAATTGACTCCAGCGGAATTAAAAGCATATTTGTTTATTGCGGTACAAGTCGTTGGCAATTTAACCGTTTCAAGCACTGAACAGGATTGAAACATATAATCATATATCGCCGCTAATTGTGTGTTGCTCAAATCCACATACCTAAGAGCCGTATTGTCTTTTAAAAGATAGGAAGCGCTAATTTGTGTTAAGGTATTGGGCAATTTAATTGAAAATAGCGATGAATTACTTTGAATTTTCCAGCTAGAAGACATCGAAGTAATCGGTAGTGTGCTAAGATCGAGTTCTGAGACTCTAGTTTTAAGAAATGTAAGCCCGTTAGAAGAACTCATGTGGCTTAATGTGGTGGCAATTTCGTCATCATATAGTGGAGCATTTGTGTTATTGTAACCTAAAAACATGTTCGCTGCATTATATCCCTTTAACTGTTGCAACCCTTCAAAAAAAGAATAATAGTGATTTAGTCCGCTGGGAAAGTCCAAATACATTAAGTTGCTTATTCCGGGAAAGCTATAACTACCGATGTCTTTTCTTCGTAAATATTTAACCCGGCTCATATATGCGCCGGGTTCAGACGTCCCACTACCAGATACAAAAGGGAAATATTTTAGATTCCGACAATGGGTTGTGTCGAGCGGAATAGTCCCATACGGCAATGATATTTCTTCAAGATTTATGCATCCACTAAACCCATAATTCGCACCAATCGTATTACTAAGACAACATCTGTCGCCTATATATACCTTTCTAAGCGATCCCATCGGATTAAACCCAGTTTTAGATTGGGTGGGAGAGTTATCAGTGTATTGTGTAGCTCTCCCATTAAATGAAAAGCTGGCGCCGGAGTTGCTATTGTCAAAGTTCGTAACATCAATTCGGATTACATAGTTTCCCGCCTCGGCATATGTGTGCGTCGCTGTTTGATAACTGCTGGAAGATGCGTCGCCAAGGGCCGTACCGTCGCTGTCATCTCCCCACCCGATTCCAATTGTTGCGCGGTACATATGCATATACATGCTGAATTCTGTGTTTGGTTTGTCGATGGTAATATGAAGAAATGTCGGTCTCCTAAGAAGAAGCGGGTTTTCACTAATTGTCTGATAAGCAGCGCTAATGATGGTGACGCGCCTATTGACAGAAGCCAGTTCGTTATCGTAGACACACCATTGCTGAAACTCAATCCCAATATCCGTATGGTCTGGATTTGTAGTTGGAAGGCTTACAGAGTCCCCAATATTACAATTTATCTCTTCAATAACGGTTCCATCATAATCTATAAAAAATACCTTGCAGTCACCGGAGGTTCCTCCTCCCGTTTTCGCAGTTCCTACAATCGCATTCCCGGCCTTATCGTGTGCGGTATATCCTTCTGCAAGGGTATCAGCCGTCACAGTATCCCCAGTCAAATCAATGAGCGTGGTGCCGCCATATACAACTTTGTTGGTTGCCATAGTTAGACCCCCGCAATCGTTACTGTCGTTCCTCCGGCCGAGTTGTCACTTTCAACGTATGGGATTTCCGCTACCGTCACCTGAGACAGATAATCATACCCCTCGTCCGGCAGGATGGTTTGTGCGGTTGTGGCAGGTGTGGCGGATTTGCTCTGCGCCGTTACGTCGCTGGACGGCTCGCAGGTGCCAGTGACGCCTAAAATCGTTACACCCTGCTTGATGTTGGCAGGGATGATTTTCGCCTGCTCGGTGCTGTCGATCCCGACCGAACCTGATCCGTCGTGATACCCCTGCGGGATATTCACAGTGCTTGCTTTGCTGGCGATATTCCCGGTAACTTTTCCTCGATTGGGCATCGTCCCGATCAGTTTGTTGCCTCTGGCATATGCGGTCTTCCCTTCAAGGATTTCGGCTACTGCTGCGGTGCCGTCGCCGGAATTTACATCATAATCGCACGTGCCTGTGATCGGCTCGCCTGCTTTGTCATGGGTGGTGAATCCGCTCAAAATTTTATCCGCTGTAACGGTATCCCCGGTCAGGTCGATCAGTGTATTGCCGCCATATACAATTTTATTGATTGCCATTTTCAATTACCTCCTATAACAATCGTTTGCCCAAAGTTATTGCTGACTGCGTAGTATGGGATTTCTTTTACGGTCAGGTTTTGCTTCATAATTCTATCTTCTGTCGGCAAAATCTGGCTTTCTACCTTCGGAGTAACTTCATAGCTCCCCGCATACTCTTCAGCCCTCGCTGTAACTACGGTAACGTCCCCAAAATTTGCAGAGAATCGCTTTTCTGCATCCTCAAATCCTGCAGAGAAGCGTTGCTCTTTATAGTCGAATGTAACATTGATTCTCATTGAATCACCCCGTCCCTCAGAATATCTCTAACCGGAACGGTGATTATGTTTGAAGCAAGCGCTTCATCTTGGTTAGTCAATATACGTATCTGTATCAACACCTCGAATGCGCTTTTTAATTTCAAAGTTTGCTCTTGGGTCATATTGATCGTGATCTGAGTCCCTTCCCACTCACAACACTCATCATTTAATTCGACTGTGAAGCACTCGTTTTTGTTCTGAGCGAAGGTGATCCAGCAAACCTTAGCTTCGTTAAGTGAAAATGGCAGAGTAAAGTGTAATACAGGTGTAGTACCTCGAATCATTACCAACCCTCCTTAATGAAAGAAGACCGCATATTACTGCGGCCCTCTTAGAAAAAATAGTATCTTGGCACTTCCTCTCCATACCATTTCCACCTGATCCAGTCATCAATGTAAATAATAATCCCAGAAAGAAAGAACCATAAAAGAGAAAACAGGGGACATACCTGACCCAACAGGTTCCCATAGAAACTTGAGTAGTCCCATATGTTCCAACCAAGCCAAAGATTGACGATACATCCGGTACAGAATTCAGATGCAGTGATTATAGAGGCTCCCATACCCATTTGAAGCACAAATGGCATCTCCCACGAGATTATCTCATTGATACTTCCGACTGCTACAAAACAGAATCCGCCTAATATAAACATTGTCCAATGGCTATATCCCCGCCAAAGATATTCGGCGGCGACATAAAGTGCGCCGCCGATCATCCCAAGCGTCAGATTACGACGCCACTGCATAGCTGATGGTAACGGCCTTAACCGCATCCACCGTCTCGCAAGATCTAATCTGCACCTCAATTGCCTGCTGCTGTGCCACCAACGGCTCAACATAAGCGGCAATCGAAAGAGCGAGGGCGGCGAGATTTTCATAAGTCCACTCGGTACATTCCTGCCCGGTGGCATTCCATTTAAGTACAGGAGTCTGGCCGGCGGCAACAGCAATCTGATAGCGGGCCAGTGCCGAGGTAAGAAGTGACTGCTTTTCAGCAGTTACGCTGTACTGCTTTCCATCAGTGTATGTCAAAGGACGCTCTTCAAGAAACTCCGCAAGCACCCCTTTAGACTCTGCGATTTTAGCAGCCTTATAGTCTTCCAGCGAGGTCCCTGCCGGGATGTAAGGGCTGTACGGATCTCCCGTAATTTCCTCATACTGCGCAGAGGTAATAACACCTTTCTGCACAGCAACGTTTACCATCATTTTACTCCAGAGTCCTCGGTTATAATTTCGCTTAATTTGTTCGAACCCCATATATTCCTCCTAATATAACAAGCCCGAGTAAAACACGGGCTTACATAAATCATTTTTATATATTATTATGCCTTACTTTACAATAGCAGACCTATTTATGAAAATAGTAAAGAAGTTTGTCTTAATATTACTATTTACTTAGATATAATTATACCGCCAGCATGTTTTGATATTCCATCGCGGCAGCAATACGCTCTTCAGCTGTAGGTGCTGATTCTTCTTGAGGCGTATTACGAATCTCCTCAATCACAGTAATCGCTTCATCTTCGGTCAAGGCCGGGTCAATCCCAAGTTGAGAACGGATAGCTGCAAGATTCTGAATCGCAAACATAACCTCTCCCGATTCGTCTGTCTCAATAATATGAGTAAAGACAATACAGGCAGGGAACTCCGCCAGAACCTGATCAGGCGTTGCTAAAGCTCCGTTAGGAAACATATAAGTTTTAGCACCAGTATATTTCTCGATTTTTATCATGTTTTTCCTCCCTATATTACTTGGTAAACGTCTGGTGAAAGTATCGACCCATAACGATTGGCAGCAAATATTGCATAATCCCCAATAGAAGCAGCTCCGGGATTTTCCAGATCCGAACTCAACGAATTTGTAGTAGATCTAACCAAAGAAACATCGTAAACATCTACAACATTTGAATTAGCCGCAGACGATCCGGTCCCAGTCCTTCCACCAGCAAACAATGCATAATCTCCCACTGTGGCGGCCCCCATATTTCTTCTAGCGACACTCAATCCGCTGATAGTAGATTTTGTTAAAGATGAATTATACGACACAACTGTGTTTGCATCCCTATCGCCAGCAAATATCGCATAGTTGCCAACTGTGGTTGCGTTAATGCCTGCTCCACCAAATCCTAAAGTTGTGGGGGTGCTTCTTGCTAAAGATGTATTATAAGCGTTCGTTGTCCCAGAAGAATCATTAGCCGCGAATAATGCATAGTTTCCAACACTTGCAGACGCATCAACATTGTTCGAAAAGCTCAATGTCGTCGGAGTCGTTTTAGTAAGAGACGCATCGTAAGCGTCTACAATATTGGTGTAGCCTGTGCTTCTACCTCCACCCGCAAATAAAGCATAAACTCCGACTTTAGCAGCCCCCATACCATCACGAACAGATGAAAGCTCTAATGGCGTGCTTCTCGTTAAAGAAGAGTTATAAGCATCTACGGTGTTTCTATATGAATTAGCATATCCACCGGCAAATAAACCATAAAAAGCGTTTGACGTCGCCTTCAGATTATATCTGCTTACTGATAACGCGGTAGGAGTGCTTTTTAATAGAGATTTATTATAAGCTTCTACAACACTGCTATATGTCATATTAGTTTTTCCTCCGCCGAATAAAGCATAATTACCTATTGTAGTGGCAGCATAGTAATATCTGTTATCGCTAAATGCCGTCGCAGTGCCATAATAGCTAAGTTCTCCGCTACTGAAGCAGCATCTGGCTACTCCATTAACTCCAATATATGCTTTTTTAACCTTACGGGCAACGCCTCCGACGCCGATATACATCTTGCTTACCTTTTTGGCAACGCCTCCGACTCCAATCCACATTCCTTTTGCCATCGGTCAGCCTCCTTCACTCGTACTGGCAGTAAATCACGCCGTTGCTCAACGCCGTAGTCCCCGCCGTCATCGCGCCGGTGCCTGCATAGATATTGCGCAACTGTGGTGTCCCATAAGAGGTGTTAGCAGTGGCTTTGGGAGTGCCTGTAAAGGTAGGAGAGGCGAGGGGAGCCCTCGTCGTATCAGTCGGGTGCTTATGATCAGATCTTGCAACGGTCCCCGCACTGCCCGGCGATGCCGCACCATCTACAACTGGATTGGTCGTAGAATATGTAACATGAGTTCCATGCGAGGCTGCGGCAGCGCCAACATCGGAATTTGTTAAGTTAATATCCGAAGAAAGAGGTTTCCCGTTTACCGTTCTAGTGTCCGGAACAGCTCCCACATCAGACGGCACCAAATCAATATCAGCGGATAAACTCTTTCCGTTAACCGTTCTTGTCGAAGGAACAGCCCCCACATCATCAGGCACCAATGTGACATCCTGCTCTAAAGTCTTTCCGTTCACCTTTCTTCCGGATGGAACAGCGCCTACGTCTGCAGGATCCAAGGTGATGTCGCTGGAGAGGGGTTTTGAGTTAATCGTTCTTTCTGTTGGGACAGAACCCGTATCAGCAGAAGTAAGAGTTATATCCTCACTCAGCGCATGGCCGTTTACCTTACGCTCCACCGGGGCAAAAGAGGATACGCTTTTCCCGGAGTCCACAAGATTTCCGTCTGCATCGAGCTGCGGGAGATTTCCAGCAACGGGGGATACCGGCTTATCTGATTTATTCTGCACTGACGAAATAGAGACTCCGCTATCAGAAATTGTACCGTCCGCAGTAGCGGAAAGCAGGTTCCCGGATACTGCGCTTACTTCCGGGGAAAAAGAAGACAGGACAACAAAGTATGTCCCGTCATATCTCATCAAATAGTTTCGATTTTTCAGCAGCTCGCCCGCACTGGGGTCCACCAATTCTCCATTCAGATTGGTTTTCTTGACATACTTGGCGCCCAACGAATTGATATTGATACTGGTAATACCTTTATTGTCGCGCCCAAATGAGATGATGAAAACCGTATTCCTAACATATCCTTCAATGCTGGCCTCGGTTGCATAATACGATGTGTCGTTTTCCGCCGTAGCAACTAAGAAAACGGTTGAAGGAGTGCTCTGCAGCTCCTGTACGGATCTCTCAAGCTCAGTAATGTCGGAGTCGATCTGCATAATGGCGCTTCCGACCTGAGTACCAAAGGTGTTGGTTCGGAAGGTCAAAAATGTCATGTCATTATCCGCAGCATCCGCAGCGGGATACCCTCTGGGGGTTGTTTTCATTGGCATTGAAACGCCTCCTTAAGTCTTTTCGTCCATAGAGACGATTGTTTTTGAATCCAGCTCACTGACATACCAACGTTCCGAATCCGGATTGCCGGGCGTTTTATAATCCCAATCCCTTACCAGATAGAACATCTTGACTACAGGATTTGCAGTCATAATGATCTTCACAGGCAGAAACGTAGTCAAAATAACTCTTTCAATTGTAGAAAAAACAGCGGTACATGTAATCTTAATCGTATGGGGAACCCCTGCAATTCTTTCAATTACACTGAATACAGCACCCATCACGATCTTAATCTGCTCGCTGATTATAATATGATCAGTCAGCTTTGGAGCGTTCTCTTGCACCTGCATCTTAATGTTCAAAGGGAATGATGCAATAATCCTGTCAATTAAGCAGGGAGCGTAAACTGAAATCTCCATCCGCACTTTGAGCATCGTATTGAACAGCCACTTAAAATATTTGCTGTATCCAGACAGCTTCATGCGGTATGTAAGCTTTGTGAGCAGCGGAATTCCACTATATTTACTCAAACAAAAAGACCTCCTTAATTGGAGGCAGTAAAGGTAATCTGACCCGGATCAAACTGTACGGTTGCAAGAGCCTGAACCAGTTTAGTAGGGCTCAAAGTAGCGTAATAGAGAACGTTACCACCGGTCGCAGCGTCAGCCACAAAGACGGTTTTAATCTGCCCCCAAGAAGTCGAACTCTGATTAAACGCAATCGTGATTTTGTTGGAAAGCGCCCCGCCGTCACCGGCTGTAAAAGAATCCTTGCTGTTGGTCACAGACACCCTCGCGTAGTTGCCTCCTGAAATTTCTCCGGTCACAGTGCCGCTGGTGGAGACATCACCGGTCGCAAGGCCAATATAATAGGTCGTCGGGGCAACTTCACTGGCTCCCGAACGGCCAAAAAGAAAATCGACAATTCGATTCAATTGATTTGTAACAGTCATGAATAATCCTCCTTAAGCAATCGTCAAACTGTTTTCTTCCTCGCCTCTGGGCTTAATGTTTACATAGCCCTCGCAAGGGTATTTCTTATTTCCAACGCCATCAATCAAAAGTACCTGCTGAACAAACAATCCGGACACATCTTTGGTGTAGTCGGATTTGATATAGACAATAAAAGATGAAGAATCGCTTGCCAGCACTTCACCCTGCAAATTGAGCAGGGGAGTATTGGGGTCGCCTGAACGAAATAGTACCCATCGGACATCCTCAAAGGTTGTCAAATCAACAGGCTCGTTTGATTCCGCGTCAACAAACCCAAAGGTAAGCTCATGAAAATGCCCCGAAATAAAGGTTTCGTCCGGCAGATAGGTGATAGAGGTGGAGGCTGCGGTGGTACTTGCCAATCCTATTCCTCCTTTTTATTTTCAGATCGGCCCGCCAGATGAATCGTTTCAGTTAGAGGCTCTTCAGAACTTTCTTCTTTCAATTCATCGTTTTTAAGGGCCGTTACCGCTTCAATTACATTTGAGAGAGTTTTAATGTTTTCATATCCCTTAACCTCAATCGAATTAAGGGCACTGATAATCAGATTCAAAATTTGCGTATATTTTGCCATAAATATCTCCATTCTTAACCTTCGTCGGTATATGCCAGATAGTAGATATAATCATATATTGGGTCTATATCATACCCGGTCTCTAAATCACCATCTAAATACACTTTTGTTACAACCTTTTTGTGATCCACGTAAATCCTGTACCCCTTAAAATACAAGCTGGAATTAACCCCCAAGGATTTTATGGTCACATATGACAGTTTCGCAATTGCTGAAGATAAATTATTAACGTCCAACTTTTGAGCAACTACTTCTCCAAGATCTGCAACAGATGCCTTTAAGCTATTAAAGGTCGCCTTATTTACATATGCCTCGTCAATCGTTGCAACCTTAGAGCTTAATCTGTCAAATTCTGCTTCCGTTGCATACACCCGGTCCAGCTTGGCTGGCGTTACCGCGTCATCTTCAATGGTTCTGGTATCAATTTCGCCGCTGGCGATCTTGTCAGAAGTAATCCCTCTATAGTCAAGATTCTTGGCGTAAATATTTCCGTTGAAGGTTGCGCTGGTTGTCGTCCAGCTCATCAACCCCATCTTTCCGGTTCCATTTGAATTGAGGTTAATTACCCCGTTGGAAGACTTCAGATAATTGGCGCCAATGGTGAATCCGCCGATTGTGCCCTCAGAGGCTTTCAGCGTTCCTTCAAACATGGCGTTACCATCTGCGTCCACATAAAACTTGTCCTTCCAGCCCGAACCGTTGTTCGTTTGAATCTTAATACCGGTAGAAGGGTGCATCAGGATACGGCCCTTATTGTTGTTGGTTGTCATGGTAAATCCATTGGCGTCCATTAGGATTGAGTTATTGTCATTGGATATGGTCATATTTGAGCCAAAAATCAGCTTACCAAGAAGCACTCCCGCGTTTATTCCGTATACAATACTGCCGTCTGGCAGCGTAATTGCGCCTAGAGCAGTTTCCACCGTATTGAATCCGTCCCTTGAAAATGCCAATGTATTCTGCGTCAGCCACATCTGGTTCCCAGAGTAGGTTCCGTCGCTGTTCAGCTTCTTTGCCCTCAGCCCGTTCTGATTCATAATCATTTCCAAGCTGCTGGAATTCATCAGCGAGTTTTTAGTCAGGTCAAGGCTGCTGTTCATAAAGTCAACCAAGTCGCCCTGATACTGACCAAAATCCTTGATGGCCGTATAGTTGAAGTTTAATGACGATCCGGTTTTAGTTGCAGTATCATATAAATCGGAAAACTGCCATGTAGCACTATTCAGCCGATATCGGTTGGCAAAAGTCATTTCAAAGTCGTCAGGGGAGTCGTAATTAAACGAAACCGACAGCAAAACAGGCGACATAAAATGATCTTCATACATCTCCACATGAACCAAAGCGCCGAGCTCCAACTGCTGAATGAACGGCATAAAGTCATGCTGAAATAGAAAATTTACACTGGATAGAGAAAAGGAATATTTAGGCTCAGACAGTTTCTTCAAAAGAGATACGCTTTGATCGTAAAGCTCCTGAGCCATTTCCTGAATCTCAACCTCGGTCATCACAGACGTTTTGACGAAGCAATCATCCTGATAAATGTCCTCATACCGAAAATTATCCAGCTCCAGAATCTGTGCCGGCGTAAGATTGTTTGATATTTTAAGAACATTATGAATGTCGTTCAGCGTTTTAGTATAAAAAGAAACCTGAGATTCATATCTGCTGATAGCAGACTTTGACGCATTGATCTCTTTTTGTTTCGCGGATAGCTTATTCAGAGTGTCTTGGTATGCGGATTTATCAGATTTGTCCACTCCGGCCTGAATCTGTGCCGCCTGAACCTCTTCAATCGCCGTATATTCTCCCTCAAGGGTTGTGAGCTTCGAGCGCTCGGAGATCAGGGAAGAATTTGAATTCTTCAGATTAACAAGGGCGGTTTTATACGCGCCGCGATTTGATTCAATCTTAGACTCCCATTGGTTCAGTGCGTCCCGAAGTCCCTTCTGCATCTGCGGCTTAAAATAGTCATAATTAAAAATTTCCGCCGTACCCAGGGGGTTCACAGTAGTGATGTCAAGCTCGCCTCCGCCATAGCAGCGGAGTACCGAAATCAGGCTGTCCGTTTCAGCCGTTACCTTAACATCCTTGATCAGATTATGATAGGTAAGGTATATGTCGGTATTTTTCACAATGCTGCGCGGAGTATATGCAGAAACCTTACGGGCGACCGTATCAAAGACAAAAATGCACTCATACGCTTCCTCTACATCAGTCATCATAAAGTTGTAAATGTTGCCGTCCGAGATATCGAAGGTACGAAACTTTGTCATAAGATCCGGATCAATATACCCAACCGACCAGTTGGGGGCCTTCTCCAGCAGCCCGCCCAATAACGTTTTGGTAGGGGAGAGGGGATTATAAAACTGATACGTACCGCTCAATAGATTAACCTTCTTATAAGAAAGCTCTATCTCTGCGGATGATGCGGAGATTTCCTTATATCTTTGAACTCCGTCTGAAACCTCTTCTTCTCCCTGAATAATAAAAAAGCCAAGCTCCTCACAGGATATAACCCTGCGGACACTCAGCTCATTATAAAAAGGGTTCTCTCTTCCGTTTGCATCTTTACAAGGATAACGGAAGTTTATTTCCGAAACCGCGTTAAAGTTTAGAGTGACATTGAGATCGGAAAAGAAGCCGAGAGGCCCGACCTCCGCCCTGTCCGGATTACATAATGTCAAAACCGGCGTTTCGTAACGGTTGAACTTGTCAAAAGACGCAACCAAAATTAACCACCAATCTTTCTTGCGTTGCTGTATTTCATTTCGAATTTTGTTACATCTCCGCTGATTACCAGCTCGTTCTTTCCGCTTACCATCCGGAAAAACTTCTTGTTAAAATTTTCGCTTAGGTTTAATCCTGATGTTGAAGTAATGATACTCCGGTCATTATCCACAGTAATTATCTCTTTCGCCCTAACGTTGGCAACAGAGAATTGGCGTCCATTATCAGAATTGTTTTGAAACGTAATTGTTCCTCCGGTGTTTCCAGTGGTGATGACCAGGTGGGGGTAGGTATAGTCCGTATTATCAGAATCGTTATAATGGTTGATTCTTTGGGTATACGCATTCTCGCTGTTCATAAAACGGTAGGTTTTTTCATTCTGCCATGCCCAAGGAGCATCACACTCTACAGAAAAAGAAAATCCATGACAATGGCTCCCGATATAGATTCCTTTTGGGTTTAGAAGGAAGCAGTTGAAAAAAATATCATGAATCTCCGGGTTTGCAATAATCATACGGCAATAGTTTTGTCTGCCAAATAACCACTTGCTTATCTTAGAACGGCGCACACCGTCAATTACCGCATTGCTGATTACCTGCATGTCAAAGGAAAGAACGTTACTTTGTGAAATCCCGTATAGATATCTTGTAGGCTTTTTCAATGTGGCGCCGAAGAACGGCTCTACATTTGCGCCGGCATCAATCTCTTCGGCGGAGGAGCTTCCAAGCGTAAGAATTTTAAGCCCATAGTTTTCTGAATATTGATCGTCAAAGACGAAATTGTTTCCATAGTATGATATTTGAATCACCTCCGGCCATATAAGAAAGGACGTGCAACAAAGCACGTCCTTACACTTTATCTTTCAGCGCAATATTCTATCACTGTCTTTTGAATACTTTACATGGATTCTATCTACATTCTTTGTGTTGATGACTGCTTGCCATGTAGGATCGTCTGCCATATCGAAATCCCGACAAACCGCTCCATGATTCATCATTACAACATCTGATAAAACCAGCCATGTATCTCCCTCATCCGATGTATAGTATTTGAAGTAAACCCCAGAATAAGAAATACCATCCTTTAAGAATACGTCAATATAGCACCCCTTATCTTTGTCGCTGATACCATCCCAAACTCCACGATCCAGTGTACGATGAAAAATTGGTTCTATAATATGGGTCCCAATATACTGATTAGTTTCAATTAACCCGCAAATCGTTCCGCATACAGCACTAAAAATAATAACGGATGCGTCGCCTGAATCTTTCCATCCTAATATGTGGAAGATTTGACTCCCCAGTATCGATATAATAAAGCTATAAAGCATCGAATTAACGGAAAAGAATTTTTCAACAGGGCATTTCTTTTGTGCGAGAAAACAGTACGTGCCCGAGAAAACCATAAATGGGATAAAAAACATTGCCAAGTCAGGGATTAAGTACGTAAAAGATTCAGCAGTTATAATGTCCATTTAACACCTCGTATCTTTTTGGGTTTTGGAAGCTGTGGGCGTGGATATGCTCCGCTTGCACCGCATGTTATCTCGTCAATTGCTTGTATAGCTCTAATTCTATATCTGGTACGCGGCGCCATAAACGATGAACTTATGCGTTTTGAATAGCGGTTGGAAGTAAGAGACGCCACAAGGTAATTTCTTAAAACTTCAAGCTCGTCATGATTCAAAGTCTCAATTAGAGGCGTACAGTTAAATCCTCTATCAATCTTTTTTACAATTGATAAAAACAGTCGGTCTGACCTCGTTCTGGCATATGCAGATTTTCTCACTTCGCACCCCTCCTATAATATTTGAGTTTATTATAGCATAGGGATTTGAAATACAAAATGCAAAACACAATTTCTGGTGAAATGAAGTGCGCGTAATGCACACTTCATTCACCCTTATTATAGCCCTAAGCTCTTAGTGATGAGAATGTGTAAGCAGCTTGCTTAAAATCGCATAAATGTACGAAGGGCCGCGAATTATCCCGCTGATTTGTCCAGGACCCGGTATCGGCATTTGCTGAAATGCCTTTTCAAATTCATTCCTTGTCAAACGATATGAGGTGCGGCTGACATGAACAACATCATTTTCTACCCGATACGTAAAGGGAAGCCCCGTAATGGTATGAAATACTTGACCCTCGTTATTCTTTATTAGCTCCCAGAGCAGATAGAAATTCACAGCACACACCTCACAAGTCTTAAAAAATAGAAGCCATAAACTGTTCTCCGCCAACATCTCTACGCTTATGCGACAAATCAGTAACAGCAGCTTTCATATGTTTTACGAGTTCGTTATGGTCTTTCCATGGCATTGTAGAATACAGATGCTTTTGCAAAACATCCTCATACTCAAAGTCTGGGGTAGCCGCAAAAACAGCGAATCCGGAGATATCCTGATTTACTCTGACAGGCTTATATGCGGTGATTTCAGGGACAGGAGCGCCGGTATAACGATATCCATATGCGCAAAAGTTTCCTTTATTATCCCTGCCACCAAGCAGATACTGCCGGCTTGTCAGCTTTGAATGGTTCTTTTCAAAATACCTCATAATCTCTTTATGGACAATAGCCATTGTAAGAACACTGAAATCAGGGAACGGGCCTAAAATATCTAATAACCCTTCGTTAGAAAACTTTCCTGTAACCCCTAAAAGCAGATTGTTGTTTATTTTGAATGCTTTACGAGTTGAGTCAGAGAACACCTTATCGGGATCTCCCTCTTTATCAAAGCCAACAACCCTTCCGTCAGAGACGAACGTACAAAAATTGACTCCGCATACTCCAATTACAATACTCATTCTGCTTACCCTTTCAGTGAGTATAATACCACTGTCAGGGCATACGAGCAAGCCTTTGGACGTAATGATTCCGGGCTTTAGCTCTATGTTCATATGATCCCTTTCTTCGCGTTCCCACGAATTCCTCTGTTAGATGCGGTCTTATTAAGCTGTTCAACAACCCTGTCTGCAATCTTCTTGATAGAAGGCACTACACTTTCATCGAGAGAACCCGCTACCTGAATATTGATTAGACCGCCATCAATTGAGAGTCCAGTAGACAGAGATCCGATTCCGTTGATACCTCTGACCGAATTGAGTTTAGGGAGCAGGGAAGACACGACGGGAAGATTTTCTACAAAATCCAGCAGCTTACGTCCTTGCATAGACGAAAGCACAACTTCCGATCTTGTAGAGCTGCCATGAAGCATCGCGGGGCCGGTAGAACTTACAACGCCTCCCGAAGCAAACCCAGGCAAGCTTCTCGCCCCGGAAGAAAATCCCGGATATGTTCTTGGGTCTGTAATACGAACGGTACTATAATCGTAGCCGCTCCCGGATAAATCCTTATACTTTACATTGTTGTATTTGCTGTAATCATTAACGCGGTCAATAGCATCAGCCGCTTCTTTGGCCTTGCGGATAGTAGTGTCGAGAGAGTCATTTACTCTGTTTACCCCATCCTCAACCCTTTGCGTCGCGCCGGCTACTGAATCCATAGCGACGGATACATTCCCGGTTTCAGCGTACATATCGCAAGTAGCCGCGATCAGGTATTGGAGGATGTCATAGACTGTTTTTTCTCCAAATCCGAAGTTTTCCAATGACTTATAAGCGTCATTCCAGACGTGGATTACTTCGTCCCTTGTCATTCCTCCATATGTCGTGCAGAATTCAATCAGGCTGTTGTAATATTCTGACGACCGTTCCTGAATCATGTCGATTGCTTCAATACGCATCGAGCCTTCTTGGTCGAGAGCCTCTTCAATCAGCCTGATTTTTCTTTCGTAGTATTCCTCGTCAGCCTTGTATTCTTCTTCAAGATTGTCAAGCTTTTCTTTATGAATCAGCTCATAACGCTCATACTCATCGTCCAGAAGGTCTGTAGCCTGATCGTATGCGCGATCTGATTGATAGTCTTCCAGATCAGAATATTTGCCTGCAAGTTGCTCCTGAAGCTCAAGACGCTTCTTCATCGCGTCGGCGGAATCGTCGTTTTGAATCTCTAAGAGTTTGCTTTCGATATCAGCAATCTCTTTATTCTTTTCCGCAAGCTGCTTTTGATAGTCGTTTTCGTCCTTATCACGTTCCAGCGCCTTTTTGCGAGCGTCAATTAAACGCTTATAGGCGTCGATTTGATCCTCAATCGCATCTTTTTCTTCGTCATATTGCTTTTTGATACGGTCAAGATCGTCTTGGTAAGCAGACTTTTTTGCTTCCAGACGATGTTTGATCATCTTAACGGTAACGTCAATAAGATCTTCAATGGCGCTTTGTGCGTCCTTAGCCGCTTCTTTCATCTTTTTAGCGGCTTTTTCCGCAGCCTTTGCAGCAGACTCGGCGGCTTTCCCACCGTCCATTACTGAAAGGGAATAAGTCCCGACAGAGGCACGCGCGAGGTCAAATAACTTCCTCTGCTTCTCTACATGAGCATTGAGCTTTTCAACTGCAGCATCGAATTCGCTACCTTTATCTGATACAGCCGCATTAGCGATAGCTTGTTTCCACGAAGCGTCCGCGTCAGCAAGACGTGCGCTGGCAAGATCGTAAGTTACATCCTTCAAGTAGGTTGCGGCTTTTTCTTGATCCTCAAACGTCTTGAGAAGATTAGTAGCCTCCTGCAAATAGGCGGCTTCAGCATCGTCAATTCTTGCATAAGCAAGATCGATCATTGCGTTTTTGTTTAGTACAAGCTGACCGTTTTCTGTCTGTAAACATGCAAGGTATTCCGGCTCTAACTCTAAGAGAGATTGTAGTGTGTCGAGGGTTAGATAACCCTTGGTGTTATACTCTTCAACGGCTCCAGAAAGGGAGGTATAGGCAGACTGTAGGGAGTCGATTGCGTCATTAGCGTCTTTAATAGAAAGAGCGGCAGCTTGTGCGGCGACAGAAACATCACTAAACGCCTCAGAAGAAACACTATCACCAGAACCCACCACTTCTAAAAATCGATCAAGAGCATCGTTTGCGAAATCAACCATCTCTACGTCTGATTGCGTGACCGGTTCTATTTCTGCAAGTTGGCGATACCAATTTGCGACTACGGGGAGGCTGGCCGCAAGATTATCATACTCTGACTTTTCAGCATTAGTAAGTTTAATGCCTTCTTCCTGTTTTTGCAGAAGTTTATCATATCTATCTACACCTAGATCAAAATATTCGACGGCCGAAACAGGCGATGAATACCCTTGCAGCTCTGCAAAGAAACCCTGTTTAAATCCCTTTGCTGTCATAACCCGATTGTTAATACCACTACGCAGATATCTGGTATTATCGAGCCCTTGAATATTGTCCTGCATTTGAGCGTAAAGATTACGCGCGGCGCCGTATTGTTCTTGTGAGGCTGTTACTTTTTCAGCCTTTAACAAGTTAATTCTACGCTCTAATGCATCGTTAGATTTCTGAAGATCAGAAAGTTCTTTTTCTTCTACAAGGGATGGCAACGTCCCAAGAGACTGAATCTCCTTAATTCTGTCCTCATTTATTTTAATCTCATCGCTAACCCGTTTAATTTCAGATGCTAAAGATTCTACTTGTTCCTTTGACTTCGCATAAGACTCAAACGCTTCTTCTGCGCTCTGTGAAAAATAGTTAAACCCTTTAATTGCGAGGTTTAAAGCCCCAATAACAATAGCAACCTTTGAAAGAGCCGATAAGGCAGAGAATGCCTTACCAAGAGAACCAACAGCTCCTTTCAGACCTTTAGTGGCATAACCCTCCGCAATAATTGCTGCAGCGTTTTTCTTCGCGGCTGAAGTATTTAGAATTTTCTCAGCCGTATTGGCCCTTTCTGCATCAGATAGCCCTGTATTCGCTAATGCTTCCTCTATTTTTGCGCGAGTTAGAGCCTTGGAAGATAACATCTGTTGGTTGCTAGCCATTACATTGACGATTTGTTCTTTTGATAGTCCCGCTAAAGCGGTTTGCAAAAGCGCGATATCATCGCACCCGGCGCCTACAATACTAAAAAATTGTTTAATTGCCAAATCTTTCTGTGTGTGTTAAAATAACAGTATACTAAACGAATGGGGGAATGGATTCAATGGAATGTCTGCTTGTTGCAATCACTATTGTTTTTGTTTTGATAGTTATAATGGGTCTTATTGTATCTGTGTTGTCCGAATTAGGATTTACCGACTTTCCGCCTCTGCTCATCCTTGCACTTGCCATAATAATATTTGTTGTCTGGTTTTGTAATAGTATTAAAAAAGATATAGAGAATAGAGAGAAAATAAAAAAAGAGATAGCGGAAAGAAATATGAAACGAAAATAACTAATATCCGGATAACATAACACTCCTAATAGTGTGTAATACACTGTATAGATTTAGTTTTTAAATAACGTATTTGAAAGGAAGGTAACGATGAAGTTTTATAGAATAGTAAGTTTGGTTGCAATCTCGCTTATTATCGCATCGTGCAGTAATGAATCTCTGAACGAATCATCTTCTACATCGTCCAGTGTAAACACAATGGTCTTACAAAATAACTCTGACTCAACAGAATTGTCCGCTGCTTCTCAGATCAATGAAGCTTTCAGCGATAATAGTGCCGTAGAACCCGGCTTAAATAGTAATGTCGCTACTTCCTCAGAACACACCCCTGCCGAAGGTCCAACATCGTCAAAAATTGAGATTAGCGAGAGCAATATCGTAGAATCTCCCCATAAAGCGAAACCTGAAAAGACAGAAAAGATAGAAAAGCACTATTTCTGTTATTGTGACACAGAAACTATAGTTGAAATTCCGGACATCAAAAAGCCGTTCCCGGTTAATCAGGTTACAGGGTTTGAATTTGATGGATATTTCTGCGATAGTGAAAGCGTAAAGTCATCGGGGAATGAGAGAAGGTATTTCCATCATATCGAAGATGAACTCAACTTGGTTTTTGCCGCATTTGATGAATACGATAAAGTAGATCCAAGCATTCAAGAACTGTTAGATAAACGTTGTAAATCCAATGTTCTTTATGTTGTATGGAACATATGGGATTCGAATATCGATATAATGACTCCGGCAAAAGGGGAGGGTTATACGATGAGAGATGTCCCGGTAGGCGCAAAAGGCGTCACTCTTTACGATATGGAAGGGAATATACTCGACCCACATGATGATATATTCTGATGGGGAGCGAAACAAATATGATTGAATTATCCACAAATAATTCGCTAAGAGGTCATTTATCACCACATACTAAGACAAGACCTATCATGAATGGATTTTGCCAATCAGGAAAAAGATATCTCATTTTTCACAAAATCTGCCGTTTGCGTAATCGCTTGATATCATTGGTAGTTACTAGGTTAATATACTGCGAAAATAAGCTATGCGACGATGGGGATTTTACAATAACAGATCTCAAAAAGGATATTCAATATCTTATTTCAAAAGCGGAAAAATATGAACCATGTGTTTACCCTTGCCGGCCAATGGTGAAAGAGTTATTAGAAATACCGCAAGATCAACTTTTTAATGGTAATACCATTTCCTTTTCAACACCATATTTATTACGTGCCCAAACCTCACAATATTACGGGTACGGAGATACTTCAAGATTTGCTATAATTGGAATAACTGTTGATAATTATGAATCAGAAGTATATTGTAACTGCGATCCAGAAAACCCTGACATAGAAATTTTTTATGAAAAAGATGGGAATAAAACGGTTAATTTAGACTTTGTTGGCCCATGTTATATTACATATATGCTGAGAGCGCTTAATGATCCTATCTAATAAAAATAGGATTAGTGGGATGACTTTATGAGACAGGTTGAACTTTTGTGAACCAATATATTTATTAACCAGAACGGAGGTATTACTATGGCATTATTGGTAGCACTGGGAGTGATCGGGATCTTTGCGATGGCGCTCTACATCGGGGCGGCGGGGCTCTTTGGGCCGGTTATAGGCATTATCATCGTAATAGCGGGCGTTGTGTGGGCCTGTAAAGAAACGCCGGAGCAGAAGATGGTCCGGGAGGCAATCGAACGGAGCAACGAGAAGCTTTATGGGAGGAAGCACCCGTAAATGATAATCGGAGGGTATATCACTCCGTAATTAACCAATATTTGATACTCACATTATTCATCGGTAAGTGTAATTCCGATTGGTTTGCACCCTGTTAAACGCAAAAAGACATACTCCATATCGTCCACATAAACTTCTGGTGTCTCATTTCCGTTTAAGTCCCATGGGAATATTGGATCTGGGATAGACAGTCCCAATTTTTTGGCAATTCTTTTAACATAAAGACGATCTAATGTAACAATTGGAATATTTGTTTTAGCAGAAAGTTTAATTAACGAATAGGTTTTTCCGTTACCACGAGGTCCATAAAACAGTTTCATAATTTACCTCCAAAAAAAATAGGATAGAAAGGAATTTTTAAAATGACTATCAATCATGTGACAGCAATTAAGTTAGAGCATCTTGTTTGTGAGATTTGTGAGTGTGAAAGATTCGGTATTTGTGGGATTGCTAGCGCGTCAAATTTTGAAGTGCGTCCAATCGAGGCGGCAATACTGTGTTTTGCTAAATTATCGCAATATCCACATAAAAGCAAAGAATGTACCGTCAAAGCAGAAAACTTTTTAGACAAATGGCACACTATATTTGAATACCCAAAAGAAAACCCAAGACATACGTGCGAAGAATACCTGTCTGAATTAGAACAAGCCGTAAAATGTTTTAACCAACATTAGAACTGTTTTTTTTAGCACACACAGCAACAAACAGGCTCCTATCAGCCTGCTAGATTTCGAGCACCTCTTTACCGTCACACCTGTATCGTCGGCGCGGCGGCGGGGGATTATGCTTCTGTGAACGTCCTTCATGACATCCGTTCCCCAACGGAGCCAGACTCGTTGCCTCGTCCGTTTTTAACGTGAAGTTTCGCTGCGGATAGACTAACACCTCAAAGTGATAGGGAAGTGCTTCATCGTCCCCGACTGTGCTCGGTTGTTGCCACCGAGCTAATTTAGTCCCTCTTTATTTATAGACCCGCATCACCATATCTTGTTCAGAGCACGATTACGCTCCGTCCTTGATACGGCTAGGCACAATAATACAATCTGTCGCCCGTCATTTCGGGCCAACCCAGGTCTCCAAAAATTTTAGCTGTTCCAACGCCAAGACTTGATTTTTTAATCATGTTTATTGCGTTGGAAGCAGTATATATAGATGTACTCAACAAAGCAATTTTCGCTATAAAGCCATCGCCAATCGTTGATACCTTTAGGATGGCAGTACCAGCGTCAATTAAAAAACCAACAAAATTACTGTTTATGATAACATCAGCAAAATGTTCAAACGCGGCTGCGTTTTCTTTGAGTTTAAATTCCAAACCTTCTTGGTACGCACTAAACTTTTGCATCGCAGTACCAGCCGAATTTGCCGATACAGCGGAATACTCCATAGCCTTATCAAGATTTTCAAACAGAACAAAGACGTTTTCGCGCTGTCTTACTCCGCCCAGTGTGGTCGCAATGGCGCTCTTCTCCGTTTCCTTAAGAGATTCCCACCTTCGACCTGTTTCTTGAATAACTTCATTGAAATCTCTGAATTGACCCTCTTGATTTCTTAAGGATATTCCAACGGCATTCAGAGCTTTTTCAAAATCATTGAGCGGGTCTCCGTCATCATCAATCAACCTACCAAGTTTTACATTACCATATCTTGCAAATATCGTTTTAAACGCTTCACCAACGGTGCTCATATCTCGCTGAGTAACTTCGCCAACCGCTGCAAGATAGCCAAGCAGATTATCCATATCTACGCCTGCTTGACGTGCGGAGTTAGCAGTACGCGCCATTGCCTCTGCAAGACCTCCGGCGCTGACGGCGGCTTTAATGTCAATTCCGGTTAGCTTATCTACGATACCCATAGCGTTTGATGCCTCAACCTTATAGCCCTTCATGGCTGACGTAAGGTATTTTGATGCTTCTGCCGCGTCTACCATGCCAACGATGCTTAATACCATCGAGTCTTTGATTAAAGTGTTAGTATCGTCAAGATTATAGCCCTGTCGTTGCCACTCTACTGCCGATTCAGCCACAGCGGTTGTGGTGCTCCCCAGCTCGATAGCCATCCTATTGTAAACATCAATGAGCTCTTCTGCGGATTCCTTTGTGCCTCCTGTTACAATACGCAAATCGACAAGAGCTTTGTCTAACTCAAACGCTGTATCAATTGCCTTATATACCGACGTAACAAAACCAGTTGTTATCGCGCTTGAAGCTAAATAGACAGAAAATGTCTTAATCTTTTCTCCAAGGTATGTAAAAGTATTTCCGCCCTCGTACCCCGCAGACTTCATTTCTGCCTTAAATGATTTAATCAGAACCTGAGCTTCTTTTAGATTACCTAAATCCAGTTCTGAAAAAACTTCATTGATTTTTACCGAATTTAAATCAACCGCAGACGCTTTTATCGTTTTTAGGTATTTTTCAAAGTCTGCTTTTGTCTGCTTAATAGAAGCGGAATCGGAACTGCTCTTAAAAGCGTCACGAGCAGCCTGGGTTTCTAACGCAACTCGCTCTTTTGCAAGTTTTTGTCTTTCTTTTTCAGCAGCTATTGCTTTACTTTGCTGCTCCTGCTCAATTCTCGCATTTTCAAGCATCTGACGCTTTAATTGATCAGAAAATCTCTTCTGCGCAGCTTCTCGCTTTTGAATATCCCAATCAATTTGGTTTACAACATTTTTGGATGCATTAGTAGAAGCGCCTGATCTGACTGATTGATTAGCCGATGATGCTGAAGATGTTAAGCTAATAGAAAGAGTTTTTGATAAATCCTTTATTTGTGCCTTAATTGAACTTGTATCAATGCTTAATTTTATTTTGGGCGGGTCTCGCCCTATCTCCTGAGCAATTTTTTCAAGTTCTTTGCGTATTAGTTGCCCAGAGGCGCCGGAAGCCGTACTGCCTCCCTCTACGCCAACTAATACTCTAATATCTGGTTCTGCCACTTCACCACTCCTTTATCAAATCAAAAAGAGGGGAAGTGATCCCCTCAGTTAAAACAATTTGCATATACAAAAAGAGGCGGATTTAATCCGCCTCTTTCTTACCATTAAGTTACCGGACTAATCTCCGCTAACCATCTCTATTCTCTCGAAATTCTTTAAGTTTAGCATTACCATCCTAGAGTCATCATCTGTATTATCAAATATAATTTCTTGATTTGGTCCCAACATTTGATAGTAGCACAAAACAATGATTGGCTCCCGCTCATAATCTTCTGAATATTTGATCTGGCCATAGTAGCTATATCCATCATTTATCCAAACGCGGACGTACAAGCCGGGTGATATCACATCGTCCCATATGTTTTCCTTTGGGTTACGCATGATTCCCATTTTCATTCTGCAGTTATTGATGAAGGGATTATTGACGAGTAATGCTAATATATACCCTGTCATCAAGCTGAAAATCAAAAGCGAAATAAGATACCATGAGCTGGATTCAGATACAAACGGGAGTAGCTGATACACAGATTTCAAAACAAAACTAATGATAATACTTAAAAACAGTAGGTAAGATACCTGATTGGAAGAATCTCTATCTTTATATAAAATGTAACGGTAAACACTGAGAAATAAGTACCCCGGAACTACATACAACAATAGGTCTGAGATACTGTGAGCTAAGTCAATAACCCAACTTATAGCAAACACTCCTTACTTTTTTGCCCCTTGTGGCGGGGGAGTAGGATTTTTGACAACGACATTTTGCTTATTATAGTTTTGCGATCCAGAGTTATTAGGAGTATTAGGTGTACCGCCGGACATATTATTACCTCGCATTTTATAGTTATGATATTATACCACAAAATGCAAATATGTCCAACTACCGATATGCCTCATCCAACACAGCACGCGCCTTATTGCCAAACTCCTGATTAAACTTCTCTACGGCACGCTTCATAAAGTCATCAGGATCTCTATGAGGATTGCTTTCCGTAAAGGTTCCATGACTGTCGTAACCTACAACCGTCTTTCCTCCGGTGTCGTATCCATGAGTATAGAGCGCCGCAAGGTTATCAACTCCCTCTGGATATGACGCCGGATCTAGGGACTCGCGTTCCATCTCAGAACGAATAAACCCAACATTAAAGCAATACTTTCCGTCCGCAGTTAATCCCTCATCACTGATTTCAATATAATCCAGAAACGCTTCGCCGTACCGGTTCTTGATTTCAGATACCTCTGCGCTCAATATAGCCTTCATTCTCTGGGCATATTTCTCATCAACGACAATGCGCCCAAAAGGGCGGCCTGCTTTTACAGCTTCCTTTCTTGCCTTTTCCACCTTCTTTTTGCCGGCAGGGGAGGCCAGAAAAGCGTTAACCTTCTTTTGAATACTGTCAATGCTCATCTTTTTCGGCCCTTTTAGCCAGGTCAATCACATTGTCAGGCTGTTGCTCCAGAACGGCATGGGCAAGTTCCTTTTCGTCTAGGGTAGAAAGTCTCATCATGGCCTCCACCATCTTCTGCGGGTCAGCAGGGATCGCCTCGCTTAAACTCTTAAATGCGGTAACGGCGCGATCAAGCTGCGCCGAAAGCTCTTCAAGCTTCTTGCGCTGTTCGCTGTAGATCAAAGCATTCTTATCTGCGATTCTCTTTTCAACAGACTTATAAATGAGATCAAGCTGTTCCTTAGAAATATACTCGCAGATCTGCTGATAAAGCTCCGTCCCAAACAAAAGAGAGGCAAGCCGGTCCGCGCCCATCTCCATTTTAAGATTGGTATACCATGAAATAATCGCCAACCTCATAATCACTTCGCCCACCTCGGGCTGATAAACTTCTTCACCATTATCATTGATCCCATAATGATTTTCCACAACAGAATCAACCAAACTATACATTGAAGCGAGTGGAATATAAGCTTTTACAGTAATGTCCATCTGACCATCGCCTGTAATGCATCCGAATGTATTTGTCTTTTGGCACGAATCCAAAAAGGAATCCAACTTTTTAAAAGAAATTTTTGCTTCATTATTCTTCGCCATCTACGTTCTCCCTTTTTACCCTTTTTCGATTTTGACGGTTTTTGGTTACTATGTCGTAGTCGCACCAACCGCCGTCAACCTTTGACCAACATACCCATTTGTAATCAATATTAGGATATACATACCAAAACAGCTTACGTTTAAGTTTTGCAACAGAATCCGGCATCCCTTTGATATCAATTACTTCTATATGACCGTCAGAAAACTCCAAACAGAAGTCAGCGACATACTTAATTGCGATAATTGTCTTACCGTTTCTTGTGAATTTAGGTTGCAGAATATAAGGCTTTTGCAGTTCACATTTAACGATATTTCCGCTTCCCACTAGGGGCAAAACCACATCCCGGTAGTATTTCATCTCAACCTTGCTGTCAAAAACAATTCCTTCATATGTTCTGGACTCCGGAGAATCCGACACATTATATTTAGATCTTCCTATTATATTCACCTCACTAAGAGGGGAGGGAGCCGCTGGCGCGGCTCCCTCCTTTCTTATTATTCCTTGTTTATCCAGTCCACAATCTGCGCAAAGCTCCAATCAGGATGCTGTGTTATCTCTTCACTCAATTCCTGCCGCGTTTGAGCGGTAGCGTCACTCAATGACGTTGTGCTCAAATAAGACTTAACCTCATCTTCGCTCATATCAGTGCGTTCAGAAATCTGCCTGATAATTTTACCCTCTGACCGGGCTTTTTCTACCTGTTCCATATATTCCTGATAACATTCAGGACAGCAAGCCATCGAGCGCCAGCTCTCACTTCGGAGACAAAAGCGGCAGGAATAATAATGCTTCCTGCCGCCATCCGATCCGCGATGACAGTTCAGATTTTTACAGATTGTGTTTGGCTCTTTCTGCGGCAATTAAATTACCTCTCAGGTGTCGTCAATCTCTTCCTCGTCGTAGTTATAAAGCTTCCAGAGGTTCTTAGAGGCGCCGATACAGGCAGAAGTAACAGCCTCAACAGCAACGTTCTGAACGGCAGCCTGATCACCAAACGAAAGATCAATCTCTCCGGAGATCTTTCCGCTCTCCATAACAACCATCAGCGGCACGTCAGTCTGAGAGCAAAGATCGGTAAACCAAGCGTCGATAATAACCTTACCGGTCATCGAGAACTTGTCGCCGTCATTGTTGGTCTTCTTGTATTTGCTGAATTTCGGATAGTAGTCAACAATAACGGTATCTCCGGCCTTGAACTTATTGGTAGGCAGGGTGATCTCTTTCGTATCTGCAGCATACGCAAAGGCGGTAGCAGACGCGGTAGCGGCCTGTGTATAAGAACCACCGGGGAGGCCGTTGACATCGGCGGCGTAAATATACCCAATCTCATTACCAACGTCGCCAACTGCTTTGTGGGGCAGAGAAACCTTGGTGCCATCAGAAGTGACGAGCTCGGCGCGAATCATGATTTCGTTGCCGCCAGTTACCTCAATTTCATCAGAACCAACCTGCATGGCGATATATCCACTGTCGATCGTCCCGTTGGTGCCGTTAAAGGCAGCGGTCTTACCGATATCGAATGCAGCCAGATGCACGCCGTCAGAGCCGTTCGCATAAACGGTTTCCTGACTTCCGGTAAACTGAGCAGTCTGAAAATCATTCAGGGTAACACGATGCTCGCCAGAAGCAATGTCGTAGACACGCATTCTGCGCATCTTCTTCAGTGCGTATTTCATTAAACAAACTCCTCCTGTAAAAATTAAATAGCGGAGGAGTTCCTAACTCCACCGCAAATCTTTTTCGTCTAACTTATCGCTCTTGATCATGCCTGTGTGTATCCCGTTCATTACAGACTGAACCCTCACCTTGCCATGTGCGATTCTTGCACCTGACAATAACTGATAAATTTTCATCTGCTCAATATTAAACGGTGTTACCGCTCCAGAGCCTCCGTAAATTACATCTGCCATACTGTCACCGATATGTGAGAGAAGGGAATTGCTCTCCTCATCCCTCCTTTTTCGTGATCGCCTCCTCGCCTCATCCCGCATATCGTCAATTAATATACGTTTGGCAGAGGCGGTGGCAGGCTTAATTCTTCCAGCATCTGAAAAGCAGTTAATCTGTTTGATAAAGGCATGAATCCAGCCAAAAACCTCATGACCAATTCCCCATGAGGGGTTGTCGAGGTCGAATATGACAAAGTTTCCGTCTTCTGTTTTGCCTAAATCGTAATTTCGCTTACCAAGGAAAAATCCCAATGCATCCTGGCAGATTGAAAGCTGTATTTTTTGATCAGGGCGTTTATGAGCGTCCAACCACTTCAGAGCAAATACATCAAACGGCGTGACGGACTCATAATCTATCCCCATATCATCAAGCCAGACCATAGCTTCATACGGTTCAGCCATTAGATTTGTGACATAACTCCAGTAATAGTAATCGCAGTCGGCCCCTCCGCCAAGATCAAGTATCTCACCTATGGTTGGATGATGTACGACAATCTCCGGCGCCAACATTAAATCGCGCCCGCTTTGTAAAAAAGCCTTGCTGATTTCAGGGTTCATATCAATACCCCGGATTGACACGATCTAAAGCGTCGGTTTCAAATCTCATCTCCCGATAGAAATGCTTCGCGTCCAAGATGTGTTCAGTGTTTTTCACCAACTTAAAAGGGCCAATCCCGACCCCAATCGTTGCGCGGTTCAGCGTTTTATCGATTTCACAGGCGATCAAATCAATCCTGTCTGCGCTTGTACCGCTTACCTGCATCAAAGATTCACAGGCAATAACCCTTATCGTGACAGTGACATCCCGAACAATATCGTTTTTGGTAAGAGATGGAACGTCTACCTTCATGGCGATATATGTCTTTGCTTCCTGCTCTGTTTCAGGGATCCTGAAATATGGGAAAATCCGGTCGTACAGTAAGTCGTCCGGGTATTCACATCCGGCAGGGAAGGAAACCAACTCGGTGAAGACATCATTGCCTAACAACTTCTTGATGATCTCTAATTTGAAATCAGGAATTTCCTTGCTGTTCATAGAACGGCAGTCACCTCCAAACTCATCGTTACGGGGTAATAACTGCCTTCCGAATCAATCAGGGTGAGCATAATGATCTTTCCAATCAGAGATTCGTCATCTGGTACGGAAATCTGAATCGAGTTGCCGTCCGTTTGAAAGAAAACAATCCCAATCAGGCTCTCATCAAAGTCCACCGTCCACTTGGCGCGGATACCCTCTGCCACTGTCTCTCCATCGGCAGCATAGAATATTGCCTGATAGTTACGCGGCTTCATCCCGACTTTTATCTCAGGTTTGCCTGAAATCGCGCATTTCAGCTTTTCGGGCGGCGGGGGAGACGGACTGACTCCCGGATCTATATAATCGCAAAGAAGCAAATCCACTCTGTCGTTGACATGCCCCGACGGGTCCTGAGTCAAGTTGATTACAATAAATCCGCCGTCAATATCCTGATATTTGTTGGTGTTCTGGTCGGTTGAGGTGCATTCATATGTACGGGGGTTCCCGTCAATCACCTCAAGCATAAACCTTTTACCAAGATCGATCAGTCTGGTTTCTTCATCAAACGGAAGCTGCACCTTAAACTCACGCTCAGATGATGAAATGGTAATCCCATTGCTGACATTTGAGGTATAAGGCTTTGTTACCAAACACCATCTCTCAATAACCTCCAGTGTATGAGGATTCTGCCATCTGATCTGGCGGTTGCACTGAACGATTCTGCCCCTCCGGGTAATCTCATCGTCAAAATCAATTTTAGTGACCAGCCAGTGCATATCGCTCCAAACAACAATATCTCCGATATTTACCTTATCTCCCGGCAAAAGCTGGAACGCCTTTTCGCTTTGAAAGTCAGTAGCGAGAATTAGCATTGAGTGCTGTACGTCTCCCACCATTACTTCATGAAAAGAAGGGGAGTTTCGCATCTGCCGTTCCAGAGCGTCAATTTGATCCGAAATGACACGATCCCTGGTTGTAACCCCTCCGGTTAGCAGGCGGGTTTTATAAGTGCCCCAATCAACATCCATTCTCTCCGCCCCCTGACATAAGGATTTCCTCCAAAAGTTTTTTCATACGAAATACTTCTCTGCGCAATACGACGGCTTCCACAGAATGCTTTTCAATCCATGTCAACTTACTGAGAACAGTGATATATTTGGCCGACTGCTGAAGTTCAGGGAAAAGCTCCAACGCGCCGTTAGCCTCAATCAAAATTCCCTCCAAGTATACTGACAGGAAACATTGTTCTCCCGCTCGTTCTCTTTCGCTGAGGGGGAGTATCTTTGATACCTTATCAATCAATCCTTTGATATAGACGTTAAGCATGTTACACCTACACCTTCAACTGTGAGATTTTACCCTCTCGGTAGGTATAATCAATCATGCGATGCCTGAATTCATCCTTCAAAGAAGTACGCAGAATTTGAAGCTGCTCCAGCAGTTTGGCGGGACTGAAGAATGAATAATCCTTAGTTGACATCAAGTTTCTCATATTCTCCGTATTTGTCACCTTGGGCAAAACCCAGTAATATGCTTCTCCTGATGCCAAAATCTCCATAACCTCATCCGTAAGATCCTCTTCAAATTCCCGGTCATCTTCGTTCCTCAAAGAAAGATCAATCTTGCAAACCCGTTGAAATTCAGATACCGCGCTCATAAGATGGCGATCCAAAATACGTTCCCGGTCATCAGGATAAAACTTCAGAATATCATAATCTGAAAATCGGGCTAATGCCCGGTTGTGGATTTCATTATATGGGGTAGCCAATGCTTTTCCCCCTTACTTCAGTTCAAATCCCGTAGCAGACTCAATGGATTTCACTCGCTTCAGGTCGTTAAGTACACCCTCTTCAATAAGTGCCATTGCTCTGCGGGCAACCGTTTCTTTAGCGGAATCATTCAGGCGGGAAATAATCATTTCCATCTCTTCAATATTGCACTCAAAAATATCATCAAAGTTTGCAAACGGGACGATATTCTTATAAAACCGCTCAAGCTGGCAAAACTTCATAATCTGTTCTGCATTCTCTCCTACGATTTTAACCCAGTGGTTTGCAAAGAAAGACGGGTCGCCGTTTCTCATGTTCAGCACTTCCTCTACAGAAAGGTACTGCACTGTATCAAATTCCGGCCATTCAATTGTGTACCCGGTTTTACGGGATACATAAACCAAATTACCATAAAAACAGGAACGCACCTCAGCAAGATCGTTCATGTCAGGCTTTTCCATAGGGGGTAGCACCTTTCTATCAGATGTTTTGGAAGACTTACTGTTAATCTGAGTCTCCTTTACAGGGATGTTATTATCAATCCCGGTCGAAGCTTTAATATCCTTATCAGGGTCCGAGTTATTGATATTCACCACCGGAGATGATACACTTTTCTCCGTTGCAGTCTTTTTAGAGGCAGGTTTTCTAGTTGCAGCCATTGCGTTTCTCCTTTATTCCTTTTCTTCCTTAATACCATTTATGGAGAGGGCGGGATTAAAATCCCGCCCCTTCACTTAATCAGGAAAGGGTATAAATACCCATCTTGGCAGAAGCGAGAACGCCAATGCCGTAATCCTCACGATAGAAATACTCCATGGTCATATCGGCATTGGTCGAGCCATCCTTCTCAAAAACAATCGCGTCGCCGCTGCGGACAGCCTTGACGGGGCGATCATTAGAAGCAACAACGTAAATCTTGTTGTCAGGGAACACAAAGGTATCGGTGCCGATCTTATGACGGTTTTTCACACCGATCATGGGAACGCCGGCAAGCTTGCCGTAGTAACCAATACCGTAGTAATCGTCCTTGGCCTGATCCGCAATGGTAGCAGTGGTGCATTTGCGCAGGGCGGTCTTGGTGCCAAGAATAGAAGCGTTCATACCAGTGGCCGCTTCGACATGCTCCACGAGGGTCAGCAGAGTAGCCTCAGAATAGGAGCCGGCAGACACATAAGTGTTGTTAAGGCCGGTAGTGGCGGCAGTAATACCCGAAAACGCGGTATAAATATCGTTCAGGTACTGATCTTTAAACGACTTCGCAACGCGGTTAATCATCTCATTCCAGTCAATACGACCAGAGAGGAAGCGGGAAAGATCGTCGTAAATGCGAACCGCATGGGGAGTAGTGGCAATCGAGATGGTCCGCTTTTCACCGATTCTCTGACGGCGGGGGACAGCAACCCCATCGGCAATTTCTGAAACAACAAACATAGTATTGTCGTCTGCCACAAAGTCGATTGCATCGCCGGCCGCGACATTGCGCTCGTCAACAAGATTCATAAAGAACTCGTCGCCCTTAAGACCCTCATCGACCAGAACGGGGAGAATCGCTTCAAGAATTTCAAAAATCTCAACCTTGTTGCGACGAAGAGCCTTATAATCAAACTTAGAGCTGCCTCCGTTCGCCTCGATCAGCGCCTGACGCAGAACATCGGAGGGGTTCTGATCGGCATACTCCTTGGCGACGGTGCCGCGATAGGTGTCAAGTGCAAGACGCACAATAGAATTCTTTTCCATTATGTAATTCCTCCTGATTATTTCAATTTAATTAGTCAACCCGGATCACAAAGAACTCTTTGGACCCAACGGTTTCCTTAGCGATAATCTTGCCAATCTGAGTGGAACCAGAGGTAAGGGTGGAAACCACCTTCAGCTTGGTATCAGCCTGTGCCTCAACAATGGAGTTGACTGCGGGAGTACCGGTAAAAGCTTCAGCAGTCACGCTAAACACGTCGCCATGATCAAGAATATAGCCGCGAATCGCCTTGCCAGCCTCATTAGTAAAATCATCAAGATTGCGTTTGCGTTCATCCGCCATAACCTCGGGGGTAGCGACCAAAATAACGGTCCCGATCTTAGAGGTCGCTGCGGGCTTGACGGCCTTATAAATTTCACGTTCGCCGTCCATCAGAGAGTCCAGAACGGCGATATTGCCATTCTCAATTGCAGTAGCGGCGTCCGAAACAAAATACTTAGCAGAAACGAGCTTGGACGGGACAACAGTACCGGCCAGATTGTCAGTGCGCACAACAGCGTATGCCATAATTAAAATTCCTCCTGATAATTCAATGTTTTTTGTTTATTTACGGCCATATTTAGAAAACAGCTCTCCATAACCCGTCTTGTCGGCCACCTCCGGCTCATCCTTCAAGGGGATTTTTACCGAGGTTTTCTTCGGGGTATAAGAGAACTGTTTTCCAACCGAGGCAACCTTGCCTCTGATTGCATAACACTCCTTGCGGAGATCTTCGATCTTTTCAAAGCTATAGGCAGATTCTTTCAGGGTTGCGAACTCCTCGTTACCGTTCAGATCCTCAAATTCGGCCAAAACCTCATCTGCCTCAGCTTCGTGATTTGCTTTGACGACTTCATTCTTGAAAGCTCTTAGTTCTTCTACCTCAGACTCGGGAGTAGAATAATCCTTCTTGTAGTCGGAAAACTCCTTTTCAAGAGCTTCAAAGGTATCGCGCGACTGATCGAGCTTCGCGCTCTCCTCAAGAGTCAGCCAGCGATTCACCATCTCCTCAAACTCTCCGGTGATATTCGCACTCAAAACCCCAGCGTCATCAGTTTTGAACGTATAAGTAAAGCGCCCCATCTTGGACTCATAGTTATCAGCGGTCCAAGTAGAGCGTTCCACATATACAAATTCATCATCAAAGTCATCAACCCAGTAATAGGTTTCAGACACAACGTTACCCATTGCGTCCCTAACCACCTCGCTTGTCAAAGCGTTGCACAGGGCGTCTCTCTTTTTCCGATACGAAGCTGAAAAGCTCTCGGGGACACTGGGAGTTTTAATCATATCCTCAATAGCAGACCTGAACTGCTCCTCGGTCATATCCTCGGTCAGCTCAAATTTGACATCTTCGGACTTAAGATTATATTCACCCAGAATTTTTTCTCTCTGTTCAGCAGTCAAACTTTCTTTCCCTCCTTTAAAACAAAAAACAGCGGGCTCCTGCGCCGCAAATTCCTTCAGCTCCTTGAGCATCAGAGTAAATTGCTGGCGATAATCAGAAACCGCTGTATCCGACTTCATTTGCACGCTTGCACTTTCAAAGCAGGGAGTAACACTGCTTCCAAGAATGCAAAGCGCCTCAAAGTCCATACTTTCAATCACACAATATCCATCGCTGTCAATGATATAGCTGTTTACGCCAATCTCCATTGACTGGCTCCATTGGTCCTGAGAGGCCAGACATTCGTAACCGTACTGACGTTTCCACAAGATAGCATCGCAGAACAGATATTCGTTCTCGGTCCCGTCTTTTTCGGTTACAGTCTTCCACTCAAAGCGGCTGCTTTCCGGAACCACACCATACGGTACGGTTGCCGCGACGACCTCATATCCACCGTCATTGTTTTTCACAACCCTGATATCATGAGATCCAAAGTCATTATTTTCGGCATCGTACCGCCCAACAAGAGGACAATTCATCAAAGAGGGAAGAGCCGCCTCAAAAACCTCTTTTGAAATAGAACTCATGTTTCTGTTTCTTCCCGCATAGGCAATTGCTACGCGGGCTGCCGCAAAGGAAGGATTAAGATCTTTGATCTCTTCAAATTTGAGAGAAAATGAAATGCCGATTGTTTTCTTTTCCATATTGTTCACCTCCTCCTTTGCAGCTTAAAACGTCATGCGAAAACGGTCTGATACTTTGCATAGCCCCTTTTTCGCGGCGTTATCTATATCAAAACAAAGACGCCCGGATTTTTCATAAGGAAAAAACCAGACGTTGCCTTGTTCGATATTAAATTGAGTTTGAATCTCTTTCAGACCGGATGCTCTCAGTTTATCTGCAAGCTCCCGGTCAAAAACCTGTAGTGTCTGCACACTAAAACTCCTATCTGTTGGCGTTGCTGTCATCGCCCCTTGTCTGTTCTCCTGACTCGCTGAGGTCCTCTTCATTTGACTGCGGACGCCCCGAGCTTGACTGAGTATAAGAGCTTGACAGCGGAGTAAGATTACCCATATTGAGCATGTTCATCTCAACAAAATCCATACCAATAATGTCGATTGGTGTAAGACCAAGCACAGCGGCCCAAGAAGATTTAACGGGAATCCCCATTGAACTGGCCTCTTTATAGTAAGAGATCCAGTCTGCTTTATTAAATGTAGTAACCGGAAGAATACTCAGCTTAAACTTTTGCGTCCCGGATAAAGACTTCAAAATTCTATTGACCAGTCGTTCGCACTGAATTCCCAGCCCCAGAATGATATTTTCATCAGCGGTGACGGACAGTTTAAGAGCGCCTGCGGTATTGTTGCTCGAAGATCCAAAAAGAAGCGGAGAGGTCCCGCCCTCTTTCCAAAACTGTTCCTCAGACATCGAAACGGTGTCTACTCCGTTTAGGTTCCCGCTCTTTTCAAAGTTAAACAATTCCGCCTTCATGGGAGCCATAAAAGCTCCAATGTACGGAGGCAGTGCAGCTACCATCATCTGATAATACTCGGTAGCCAAATTCCAATCGAATTTTGGGGTCCCATCATCGTTTAGTGGGATCTGAAGCCCAATTGCTTTGTAATTGGAGATAGTCTCCTTTGTCTCTTGAAGCGCCTTAAAGGTCTCAATATCATAAAGCATCGGAAGGGTAGAGGCCCAAGGGGGAATACTGTACTGCGAGGTAGTTTCATCCGCCTTTAAACAAAATGAAATGCTTTCAGGTATTTCCTGCCATTTAATTCCCGTACTTAGATATGTGTTTCTCAGCGTTGTAAACTCGGGCGGATATAAAAATAGATCTGATTCTTTTATCTGTGAAAAGTCAACCGCATAGTTCCATGTCCCATCAATAACGGAAGATAGCTTACAGATATCAGGGTTAATTCTTTGTACGAAGAATGAATTCGTTCCGCTCCAGATTACGCCATAAATAACTCCTTCACGCAATGCAATAATAGAGGCTTTCTGCATTTCGTGTTTCAGGTTCATCATCTCAACCTGATGCGCCGCCTTTAAGTATGCCTTACGAAAAGCGTCTTCTTTCATTTTGGTGGGATCAAACCCCAACGGAGAAATCGTATGGGCCCACAAATGCATCTGGGCATAATACAAAATCAACCTGCGATATTGGCTTGATGCATCATACATATAAATTGACGCATTACGGATGTTCTTCTCGTTGCTTTTCGGAGACTGCATGTAGGTTAAAATTTGCTCTTTCGTATATCTCGTATACGTTACTGACGAAGATGCGTTCTTCGACAGATCAACAAGGTTTTGCCTTTGCATCTGAGCAAACTTTATTGCAAACTCATAAGCTCTTTTACGGTTTTCCAGCTCAATATCGGTTTTGTTCTTTATTTCTTCTATCTTTCTCACCTGCCAATCATCCTAGGGGGTCTAAAGGAAAACATGTTTGCGGTCAATGGTTGTGCGTTATTCTTAAAAATCTGCCCGCGTCTAAGCTGCGCCAAATACCAACACAACAAACCATATACAAAAACTCTATCATCGTGCATGGTATTGCGCTTATCAGGCGGGTAGTTATATGTGACGTTGCCACCGTTTGTGTACTTGCACATAGTAACAATTTCGTTTTTCATCAACTCAATTTGGGACAATGCAACCTGTTCATCATAACTGAGGTCATAACGCTCTTCTGTACCGTCATCCAGTATTTTGATGAGGTAATCCTTGCCTTCATAATCAGCGGGGAGCGTTACAACGCCAAGTTTTGTCATGCGCTCCGCAGCATCAAAGATTTCATTTCTATGACCGCGAGGATCAATGAGTTTGATAATATCCACAGCGTTTGGGAACTTTTTAAGGGCGGTTTCGTTTGCTTTATGGGCTCTGTCAATCAAGCCTTTATGGACATTGCCATCCTTCCCGACCCAATCATCCAACAGATAGTCTGTAACGCCGCCGATCATCTGTCCTCCGGCGCCGGCATCACAAACAATCGCTTTAATGTTCTCGTAATCGAGCTTCATCTTATCGGAACCGTTATACAACAAAAGCAGGTCTTGAAAGCTCTTGACCTGCTCGGGCAGACGCATCGGCGTCTTCTTTTTAGATGTAATATCAACCAAGCTGACGACGTTGCAGATATCCATACACCATCCGCGTATTGGATCCAGGTTAAGCTCTGCAATACCGATTACGGAGTTATCGTTGATTCTGGCCGAGTCCCATGCCATTACAAACAGGTGAGATCCAGTGTCATTACAGAGCAGGGGAGGGCGGATAACAGAACACTGCATCAAATCGCGCCTTGTCAGTATCTGTCCCTCGTGGCTGTCTGCGGAGAACTTATTATACAGCTCTCTTAAAGCCTTATCCCGGTTATCAGCCATTGCCTTCTCAACCTTATCCTTACTGATCAAAGGAGGGTATGGCTCACCTTTAAATTTTGCAGACATCACCATGTCAATATCGATGTTGCAGGCAAAATATTTTGAGTCACCCATCAGCATACGCTCAGAAAAGAAACGAAATTTCTTATAGAACTCCGAGCTGGTATCAGAAGCGGATGAAGCATAAAGAAGCTGCCTTGAAAAACCCTTTGGCTCCAAGGCGACATTGATATTTCCGCCCAGCTTAAAATTTTCGTCCTGGTTGACAAACTGCTCTGCCTGAATAAACAGTTCGTCATTAAACCATCCCGCTTCGTCAAAGCAGACGAGGTTTGCACGCTTACCTTTAATATTAGTAATGTCGCTGTTGAGGGTATTTACGGTTGATCCATTAAAAAGCTTAAAAGAAAATGAGGTCGGGTCATGGTTAAACCCGTCCCCGTTTGGACCTCCGCGCACAATTTCCTCAAAGAAAACATCCGTACTCCCTACAAAAGATTCAATTTCCTTTTTTGAAATTTTCTCAATTTTAGCAAATACTTCCTTAGCCTGAGCACCCGTATTTCCCAAGAAATAGGTAGCATGGAAAGGGACCAGCAAACTGCGCAGCATCGTATAGATAGCCAGCTTGGTTGTTTTTCCCGCGTTTCGTGACTCAAGCCATAACGCAAAATCAACAGGCCAAGTGTTCTGAATAACATATGACTGCAAATCCAGCATGTCAATTCCCATAAACCGGGATGCAAAGGCAACCGGATTTCGTCGCCCCCACTGGATTACATTACAATACTTCTCATATGTCTCAAGCTTTCTTTGGGAGATTTCCTTTTTACCGGAGCGTTTTTGAATGGTAATACTCAAGGCTTACCACGCCCCTTAGCCTGAGCCTCTTGCAGCTCAATTTTTGTCATACGGAGCTCTTCCTGCAGTTTCTCACAATCTTCCTGCTGTTTACGGATTATTTCAGACTGTTCCCCCACCATACGGGCGTATTCGTCAGAAGTAAATCCCAGCTCTGCAATTAAGGCGCGGGCATTTTGCTCCGCCACCTCTTTATAAGAGGCAGAAAGTTTGGCGTCAACAGAATTGACCTTTATATCCTCAAAGCCGTTGTCGGCCATCTCGCGCATGATGTAGGTAAGGGCTGTGGTGTTACGAACACCGGCTCCGCCGCTTTTTACGGTCAAACCATTATCGTTTGCCATTTTACTGATATTTGTAATCAGCCTGTCCTTAATTTTACTATACTTCTCTACCTCGGTATAATCGGTTTGGGTTTTTCTCATTTCCCGGTTAACCGCTCTGTCAATCTGTTCCTGTTGAAGCATCGTCTTCACCATCATAATGGCGCTTTGCAGTTTATGAGGATCTTCAATTACTTCATCAGTCAGATAGTCAGCAAGAGTATTGTATAGAAACTTACGGTTTTCAGTCGTATAGCTCTCATCATCAAAGCAGTCATATCCAACCGTCTGAATGACGTATCCCTTATTTTTGCGGTCTGCCGCAGCCCACTTGGTTTCTTTCTCATCACGCAGGATGTTTTCGTCGGTTAAAACGCTGTTCCCCTTCAAAAGTTCCACGAGAAAAGGGTAGAAGGTCTTGCTTTTTTCCTGCGTGAGATTCAATTGCCTGATATAAGCGCCGAGAGACACATCCCCTTTATCCCGGCAATTTATATAAATCTTTTCAGAAAAGTAGAGGTCAAGTGCGCAGCACGTCAAGATCAGAGCCGTCTTTTCATCCTTAAATCGGAATTTCTGCTCCTCAAAGAATTTGTTCGCGCAGTCGCTGCACATGTGTGTGTAACCCTCGTTGCCAATATACATATCTGAACGCTTTGACGAATAGAATACTCCCGTTGGATTATCCACTATCCTTCCGCACTTCGTACATTTATACAGCGGCGGCAGAGTAGTCGCGTCAAACTTAGGCTCTTTCATCTTTGGCCTGTTTTTTGAACCCGGTGGTCTTCCTCTTGATGCCATACTTAACACCTCCTTGCATTTTTTTCACACAAAAAAAATAAAAGCCCTCCTGTTGAGGAGGGCAAAATTGACAGCTATTTATGACCGAATTGTATAAGATTTACTATCTCTTCATTTGTCCAAATTTGATTATCAAATATTTCATAGGATTCGTTGCGCTTCTTAAATATCCTGACCGGAGTATCTGTTGTATTGTCATAGATATTTAATCTGTCGCACACCTTCATTAAACGAGGTATCATAGAGATGGCTTTATAATAGCGAGAAACAATTTTATCATTAGGAACGTCATGACCACCGTTTGCAACACGATCTTTTACGCGCAAAATATTGATGGATGGATCATAGGTCAAAATGAATGCGCAACGAATAAAGTACCCGGATTTTTTCGCACGTTCTAACAATAGCAGGTTTCTATCTGTAGAAAGCACTGTCTCAAACGTAAAAGATATTTTCTGATCAACCGCTAAATCTCTCATCGCCGTTGCAATCTGTGCTGCCTCAATATTTGAAATATTACGAGATTTTTGTATATCGTCCGCATTGATATAAGGGAGTATAATATCTTCGTCAGATGCAATTGTACTTTTTCCAGACCCATTTGGTCCGGCATAAACACGAATCTCAGGATTTTTACTTAACATACTCCACACGTCCATCCGGATATTCCCAATAAGGCTGTTTGCGAACTAAGTCATATCTGGCAACAGGGAGACCTTTTTCAAATTTGTCTGCAATTGCATCGCTGACAGCTTTCTTTATAGCAACATCATCCCGCATATCGCGTATGGACGGCCTTCTTTTATGTGAAATGTTAATGATAGATCCATCTTCCATGGTAATTGATGTGCGATACTTTCTAATTTCTCTTTTTTTGATAATTGCCACAAACACACCCCCTGCTATTACGAGCAATGATATTAAAGACTTACTCAATTTCATTTTATCACCCATTACAGTATAATTCAAGTTTAGCAGGAGATATACACGAATTTAGACGACAGGCAAATTTAATACGTTACGTAGATGTTATTCTAATATAACATTATACGCGCAATCTACTCCGTTTTCATTCACCACAAGCACAGTCTGTTCCGGCTTATTGCGCAATCTATGATCCATGCAGTAGTCGTCAGGTCCGGATACGCACCCTGATTCATATACTCTTGTATCATAAACCGTCCGCATCCCATTGGTATGGCGGTGCCCTGCAAGAACGATATCAGGCTTCATATGCATAAACATAGTCAGCTTCTGGACAACGGTTTCCATATTATCCTTGTCCCCATGCACCCCGAAAACTTTCTGTCCCCGAACGCTGAACATTGCCACGCTTTCTTCGACGCCATGTTCGTGAACAAACACATTGCTATAATTCGCAAGCCTTGCCGTAAGAAAGAAGGGAACTAGAACGTCAAGATTTTCACCCTTTAGATTATCATCCTTTTTGGGGATAACCCGTCCGTGATTACCCGGAACCGAATAAACATGAACGACGTTAAACATGCCGCTGATACACTCAACAAATTTGCTGACCGCCATTGAAACAGTCTTTACCTGTTGGGCAACATTCATGTTGTTTTCCAGCCGCGTCGCAGTGTGTATCAATCCGGAAACTAAGTCCCCGCCCAAAAGCAGATAACATCCCTCAGAACAGTGGCGCTGGCGGATTTCGTCAATTCTCTCAAGGTACTGATTCAGCCGGCGATACATTACTTCCTCGTTATACTCATTAAAAAAGTTTTTAGTGTCAAGACCGGCATGTAAATCAGTCAAATGCACAATCAGGTCGTTGTCAGAAATCTCAGTATCTCTGGGCGTATATCCCACTGCAGGCTCTACATTCCACGCAATCACTTCTTTGATTGTATCAAGCAGAGTGTCCCTACGGGCAAGCTCACGCTGAATACGGGCAAGCTCGCTACGTTCATCGCGCATTCTGATTACGGCTTTCTGTGCCTCCAACTTCTGCACGTGATAGGTATCCGCAGCGTCTTCTGCTTCCGGGCGTCGTACAAACCCGGCCTCGTCGAATTCATAGAGAAGGGGAGACGCCCTTCGTATTGTGTTTTTATCGCATGGTTCACCGGTTGCCTTCTCTACATAATCCGCAACGTCGCTCCATTCGATTTCGTCATCTGTTTTGCGCCGCCGCAGAAGGTCAAGCAGACCAGAATAATAACTCGTATCTCTCATATTATCTCCGTAACAAAAAAAAGGACCGGATTTATCCGGTCCTTTATCCTATCCTACATTACTTTTCCAAAAGATCCTTATTAGGCTTAAAAATGACCTGAACGTGAGCCGGCTTTACGGTCCTTTTACCATTCAGACCTGACACATAGGTACGCTCTTTGATTTTAGCAAGGGTGAACCGGCCAAAGCCGTACAGATTCACATCGTTACCGGTCTGAAGCTGTTCTTTCAGCAACTCGCAGAATGCTGCGATGGTTTCTTTGCTCTTCTTCTTAGTAATTCCAGTCTTCTCAGCAAAAAGCTCTGTCAGTTCTTCTTTGAAGATGGTAGGGTTATTGTAACTGATAATAATCACTCCTAAAATTCTAGTTCATCCGCGTGACTGGAAATCCAGCCGCGATGGTTTGTTGTTAAAGCACATATTGCGACTCTGTTATCGCCCTCAAAGTGGCGGACGTATCTTACAAAGCCGCTTGCCTCTTTGTTTTCAAGATCGCATTGCCCGTCATGACCAATGCAGATCAGCTTACAGGAATCTGAAATTCTGGTAATTGCCTTCTTAAGATTGGGACCTGTGAAGTTCTGACACTCATCAATGATTACAACCTTATTATGAAAGTTGGTGCCTCGTATAAAACTCTCGGTCAGCAGCTTAACGATGCCTTCTCCCGTTTTCTGGTTGACCATAGAAGCGTCGCATACATCTCTCTGCGGATTCATTTTACACTCAATCATTGCCTGATAGAATGGCTCAAAGTATACTTCGCTTTTAGCGGTAATATCTCCGGGAAGAAACCCCTGTCTTCCTTCGTTGCAGGCGCTGACCAGTCCGATAATTCCATCATACAAGCCATGCCTGACCAGCAGGTTCGCCGCGCCCATTGCAACGGTCGTTTTACCGGTGCCCGCACAAGAGTTCGCAAAAATAACCAGCTTCTGAGGATCAAGAATTGCTTCTGCAAAAACCTTTTGTTCAGGATCAAGCGTCATGCCATAAAAGGGATGACCGTCAAGAGAGGTGGGGCATGGCTCAGAGTAATCCTCGGCAATACGCCTCTTTGCCATCAGCGCCCACCTCCAAAAATATCCGCGATGCTGGTTATAATTCCGTCAATGAATCCATACTCAAGAGCTTCCTGAGCAGTAATGTACCAGTCCTTGTCCTTCTGGCGCCGGTAAGTCTTTACATCAACCTTCGTCTTTGCCATAAGGTAGTCATGTGAAAACCTTTCCAGAGCCTTAAAGTGACTGGCGGCACACTCTACCTGGCTCATCGTCCCCTCAATACCTCCAGAACCTGAATGCCACATAAAGGTACTGTGTTCAAGAGCGTATCTCTTATGTCCGGCAAGCATAATCGCACATCCTGCGCTGGCCGCAAGCCCCATATTATATGTATAGATCGGAGTTTCACTGGCTTGAATGATATCGATCAAGTGCCACATAGCGTATTCATCCCCGCCGGGACTAAAAATCATAAGGCGAATGGGCTCTCGCTTTTCTTTCTCAATTCCACGATCCGCGTCCTCATAGTTCCACAAAAGAATTCGTTTCCCAATTTCAGTCAGGCTTGAACTCACCTCAAAATCAAGCCATATGGTTCTACGGTCTGCCTGCTCATAATAGTTAAGAACTTCTGGCTCAGGCAGTTTCAGATTTCCAACACTCTCTGGGATATTAACGTCTAAAACCATATTTTGTCCTCACAAAACTACTGTATTTAGAGGGGAAGTCCCTCATCATACGAAATATTTTGTGCAATTTATACAAAACATGTAGACATGCCCTGAAGATACAGAGATATTACCGACTATCAACTTTTTTCTTTTGCAGTTGACCTTTTGCGTTCCTCGCGCTTCTTCATCTTAAAATATCTGCTCCTGCCATCCCCTAAACATTCAGAGCAATAAATGCGGTTACGGTTCTTTGTCTGCGGCATCCAGCGTCCGCACTCACAGCAGCGTGAGAAATTTTCTCCCTTAAAAGCCCTGTAAGCATATCCAAGATCCTGAAAATCTTCGTTGTTCAAGTGAATCGCCACATTTCCATCTGGGGAGAATATCAAAGGGCGGGCGCTTAAATTCATGCATCCATCTCCATACTCTACCATACCCGCCTCGTAGAGCCTTCGCACCATGTCAGTACGTTTCTTTTTGCTTAGAGATAAATTGGCCCGTTCCGCTACCTCTTTCCAGCGGCTCCCGGCAATAAAACCTTTTGACTTTTCGCTTTTTACCATTTCAAATCTTGCAAGTGCCACACAGGTAAACAGAAAACATTCCAAGTCCCTGTCTTTCAGGTTGCCTATTATCTCAATTTCTGATGAATAGATTGGTATAGACAAAATCCTATTCAGTGGAAATTTATCTCCGTTTGATACATATGTAGGGACTTTTTGGAACAACGTAGATCCTTCTGGGAGAGATTTTTCATAAGGCTCTATCAGCTTTCTGACTCGCGCCTCCGCATCGCTTTTATCCATCCCGCTCTGTACCAGATACCTTGCAGCATACATCGATGCCTCGAATGGGTCTGCTAAAACAGCAGACCCCTCGGTAATATCCTTTGCATACTGATATTCATTCAAAATTACCTTGTAAATTTACCTGACCTCCTACATCAATAGCGCATGGAGAGAATCTTTCACCGGCATACTCAACGGCGCCGTTTTGATCAATCTCCAAATAACACAGCTTATTTCCGGATTCTTTCAAAAGATTGCGGCAAATTTGTTCAGAGCATACCAACCACGCAAACCGCTTTGACCTTTCTGATTTATAACACAGGTCAACGAGAATGTTACATAATTCCTCTGCGTTACTGACTGCCTGCCCGCACTCTGCCGTAAAATCTTCAATTATTACTGTCTTTGCCTTCTTGCTTTCTTCTTCAGATATGCGGTAAAGGCGAGCATTCTTTTCGAACTGGTCCATCTGGGAACAAAAGTCGTGATAGATTTTTTGAATCTTGGCAAAGGCCCTGCTGCTATACTCTTTATCGCTTTTTAGTAGGGAAGAGTCAAACGGATCTGCCTTATGCTCCCGCGTTTTACGAGCCTCAAAATACGCTTCCACAATATGACATAAACGGTTCATCGTACCGCCGCAGTCAATCACAGGGTTAAGACTCGCTACCTGGTCTAAGAACTCCCGCATACGCGGGGTAGGGGACTCTTTATTTCTCAACTCTTCTATGCTTACACCGAACTCCATTCTGCAACGAGTCTGCGTCCGGTCTATGTAGTTGCGATAACGGCTTAGTTCTTCAGGATACCGATATATCATAAAATATGGTTTACGGTCCGCCACAATGCGTATGTTGATTGGATCGTCTGTCTCTGCGGCGGATTTACGTTTGTACCAATGTTTTGGCATCCCGTTGGAAATAATTCCTTTAAGTTTGTCGATACAATTCTGTTGTATAAATTGCCCGGAAATAACACGATATTCCAACTCTTCGTATTCTCTTTCTCCTTTAGAGAATCCCGCCTGAATATCTGTCTGGGTTGTGATTCTATTTGTCACCGAGCCAATATCATCTCCGAACCCCGCGATATTAGCCGCAATGAAATCGCTCTCGCTCGGAATCTTTTTAGGTGCCTTCTTCTGTTCGCATTGAATAGGAAGAGTTTCCTTGTGACAACCCACCAGAACGGGATTGTCGGTCAGGAAGATTAAATCTCCATCTTTCCTTTATACTCCATGTCACCATAGAGAGTAGACTATCTCTTCACCCCATAGGGTGCCCGGCGCTTCCACGCAGGAATTTCACCTGACATGTACTTCCTTTCGGAATAGTCGTTACACGTTCTCAAAAGAGCTTCGCACGGTATTGTCTCGGGAAGAGTTCTACCGTTAGCACAGCAAAGCTGCACACCCCGCAATTACGGGTTCACCGGGTTTTCACCGCGCCGTTTCCGACGCGGGGGACTGCTTTATCAATCCGCTCCATTCAATGCATGGCAGGTCATATCATGGCAGTTTAAAAGCGTAACTGTATTCATATACCGATACCAATAGTTTGCCTCATCAGACCTGTGTATCTTCATCTTCCTGATATTATTGTGATTGCTCATTGGGGCCCGGAAAGATACGACATCATCCGCCCCTTTATCGTGCCAATATCTGTTATATAACTCCCCGGCCTTCAGCAGCCCTGTCACCGGCAACCCCCAAATGCTCTGGCACAATGCAATCGGATCTCCGCATATTACAGAGAAGTTGCCCTCTACCTTAACCTTTCCGAATTTTGATTCGTTTACTCTCTTCTTAATCAGCGCTTTAATCTGATTACGTACAAAAGGGTCTCCAAGCATCCGTCGGTCTGCCTGCAGAGCAGTAACCCAGTCAAACTCACCGCTGAATGCATTCTTCTCTGTAATACCAGTGCCCCGTAAAAAGAGAAGAGTCCGGTAATAGTCATCACCCATTGCATCGCTGAGTTCGTGCAGGGTAGGGGAGACCAGCTCGTTTATCTCATCATCGCTAAGTTCATAGCTCTGAATAAACTGATAATTAAGGCGCCGCTCTTTATCAAGTTTCCTCGGGGTCACTTTCGTAGCTGAAAAGGTATATCCATTTACAGCACAATTTTGCAGATAATCATCGATATTAGCGTAAGAATCCCACAATTTCAGCATAGAGGCGGTTAAAATCAGCTCAATTTCGTCGATTTTGTGCTTATTTCCCCAGATGTCTACCGCTGTATCCTTTTGTGCTATTGATGACGCAAATTCATGAAAATCAAACGTAAACGCCATACCTTTGCAAAAACTGTTGCGCAGACAGATCCCCGCCGGAATATAATCAAGCTGAAGCTCATCCTGCCACCTCATAGCCAGGGCGGGGGACATCAATCCATATCCATCGCTGTCAATCAGCTCTACATCTCCGTTTTTAATAACGTCCATACTGGGTTCACCGGTAGGTGAGTCTTTCAGAAGAATATAGTCAGAGTTGAAATGAATGGTGCAGTCATCCACGACCAGAACCCCTTTTGGCATACTGAGTGGAGTTGATGCGGAACAGATCAAGGCTCGATACGCCTCCAGCTTTGCCGGTACAAACTCTTTATCCAAGCACCTCCCGTTATCCGCTCTTCGCCGCAGTTCTTCTAAAAGTTCCGCTCCATTCCTCGTATACTCTGAAATAAATACAACGGTTGAGTTTTTTACCCCCCCGGTGGTCCCGACAAATCGTTGGTAGGTCATCCCATTGACCTTAAACCCTTTACAAGCCCGGAGAAAATCCTTATTAGAATTACATACCAAGCAGATGTATTCCGGTACAAATTGGATCTCATTCAACGCAGAATACAGCAATTTTATGCGGTTTTCTACCTCTTTTGAGCGTTTTTCCTTCCTTAATTCACGTAATTCTGTGCGAATTCTCTCAAATTTCCCCAGATTTTTGTGAAGGTCAATACCGGCTATCTGCTCAATCATACGGATACAGGTGCTTTCTGCGAGTGAAATGACAGCTCCTGACCTCTTGGCGTCGCGCAGCGAAATGCCGTAATCCCAGTTGGACTTCTTCAATTCTTCGGTGGATAACTTAAAAACCTGCCTGAGATAAGAATACTGCTTTATGAAATCAGCCTCCTTTTTGCGCATACAGTAATAGAAAATGAGAATAGACATCCCAAAACGATAATCTATTCGAATTGGATTAAGAGTTTCCCAAAATCAATTACTGTTAATGGATTTATGCATCTGTTTCATGCGTTCTGCCGCAGCCGCTCTCAACGCATCAGGCGCTTTGCGTTTTGGGGCGGTTGTTGATCGAATCGTTATCATATTCTCCGGCGCCTCAAAGAGAGCGTAAACAGCCTCACCGCATTCATCAAACTCCTCTCTTTTTACATCCCATCCCATTTTTCTGAACTTACGGATATAGCGGGGGATAGATGCCTCTACCTTCCACTTGCGGTCGGTATCATCCAGCCACATATGTACTTCGCGTTCTTCTGTCGTCAAAGCCTTCATCGTCTCACCCCACAATCTTATTGATGTAATAGATCCCGTCGTTGCACCAGACCTCTACATTCGGCTCGTAACGAAGAAAATCTTTCAGGTGGTCCCGGCAATACAGATAGGCCGTTCTGCCGGCGCGGACTTCGCGAAGGGCCTCGTTCATCATTTGGCGGTAATAACAGTAAAGCGGCGTAGTATTATCGTCAGACGACCAACCCTTGTTCTTTCCCCTCGGGAGGAGCTTGCGGCCGGCAGGCGTAATCCCATTCTTCAGATTCGCCACCAGCTCACTGCAGTCAACTCCGCTTTCTCTATTTCCGAAATAATCACACACCACTTCTTCTTCCTCTCCTTTTACTCCGCATTCCTTTACATACAGACAGCATCTGCACAGATTATTTAGCTTCACTCTATAAACTGGCTCCTTCCCATCGGGGTTAATTTGTATTTTGTACCAGCTCGGAAAGCCGGTTTGACAGCTCCGCAGAGATGCTGACCATAGCGCAGCACTCATTCCATTCGCACCACCATGCGCAGCTCTCTTTACTGCACGATCTGTTTCCAGCTACTTTGAGAGGGCACATCTTATTTTCCAATTTTTACTTCCTCCTCCGGGCTATTATCCAGTATGCCTGCGTAAACCAACTTATTAACAATACTATTTAATCTATCATCCAGATTACTAATCCTATTTTCAATAACCCTATTTGGTACAGATCCAGATTCATGTCTCACCCAAACCGCATACATACAGATAATAAATATTTCAATAGACAGTAAAATGAAAAACGAAACGACGGCATTTATCAATAGCGGATAATAGTCAAAACTCAATACTCTTTTCCTTCTTTCTTTGATGTGATATGATGTGTAAGATAAAATTTGCTGAAGGGGAAGTGCTTTTATGTCATTTGACCAGATTCAAAGCCTATATGACCAACTAAACAAATATATTTTGGGAAATTTTCAGTTGTTTTGGAATATTATCCTTGGAACTTTTTCAATTATCGGAGTTGCGCTATTTTTTATTGCAAAAGCTATGGTTGATAGGGGAGTTTCAAAGATATTTGAAACTCAACATAGGCGGTACATGGATTTGGAAGAGCGGGTAGATAAAATACAATCTGAAGCACAAAAAACTCATCCAAAAGAACATCAACTTCCTTTAGAATCTGGCTTTTTAAATTCAGGTTCTTGCTGCTATTCAAAAAATGGTGACAATTTAGTAGTAGTTACAATATCAATAAGGAGTGCCGATGGAAATCTTAAATCTGGGGCACACAAAATTGCAGTTTTACCATCCGACTTTGCTCCAAACCAAATTATTTCTCAAACGGTTTGTGATTTTGTTACAATAAGAATATATAAAAATGGGAGCATATGCTATTTTAGTAATAAATCTCTAAAAGAACTATCATACTCTTCTATTATTTTTTACTCCTCCGGTTCACAAAGCCATTGAGTTAACAGCTTGGTTTCTTTCCCAATTTGATCGGGACAATAAGCCTCACCATACAAATCTTCATATTTGGACACAGGACAACAATTACAACTCATATGCTCGCATAAGAAATCCGCTAACTCGCTATCGGTCATACTGCGAATCTTATCCGCACGTGAAGAACGCTCATAAGGGCATGGCCCCTCCACGCAGTACGACAGAAAATTGTCCTCGGTAAACTTTTTGCAGACACCATTTTCCTGCTCGTAGTAAACGCATGGATATCTATAATCCATCGGCGGAGTATCACCCCCTCTATCTCCATAAAATTCTCTCTTGAGGTTTTCCAATTTAGATTTCATTGTAGCCAGCCTCGCTTTTGCCTTCTTTTCTCTAAACTCGTAATCTAAATTTTTGACTTTAACCTTCATTTGTCCTCCTTATGCCGGGCAGGTATCAACCCGCCGCATACTCCTTTCTCAGCTTCTCGACGATATACATCTGGCCTTTACCAGTTACCAGAGTAACAGGGAATATCTTATGCCCGTATGTAGTTTCCTTAGCGACCTCCTTTACATCAAACAGGCCGGAGGAGACATACTGCTGGTAAGGCTCGTTGTTTTCCCGCAGGATCTTTTTATCCCGGAGCCACCGGAGCAGCTTGTTGCGCCCGAGAGGAATATTCTCATCGTGGACCAGTTTTGCCATCTGGGACATCGTAATCAGGTCTTTCGAGTTGCCAACCTTCTCGGCAAACTCCACCATCGGCTTTTGAGCTTCAATGACCTTCTCCTGCGCCGCGTTCTTTTCTTCCAGAAGCAACCGCTGTTCACGCTCCGCTTTGAGATCCGTAGCCAGACGAATGATGGTGTCGGGGTTAAGGAGAACCTTTTCAATTATTTCAGGGGTCATATAGGCACCATGTTTGCGGATAGAGGGAATAACTTCGTCAGCAATCTTTGCCTGAAATGCTTCTGCGGCCTCGTTTTTAGCTTTCATAGCAAGGCGATAGAAGATGTTTTCGGGGATGAAGTCGTCATGCCCACAAGTGGGCACGCCCAAATCTCGCAGGTAGCCTTCGACTCTCTCCCACCGGATTACTTCATTGCCGCTGTCGGCGATTCTGGTAAACCCCAAGCCTCGTGCCACCGTTTCGAGCTTCAAATAGGCCGTTCCGTTCTGTTCGTAACATTCAACTCCGCTGATATTCACGATGCTATTCATTTTGTTCCTCCTAAAATAAGACCTTTCAGGCCGGTAAAAATATCTTGCGCTCTGGATTTGATCTGAGCGGTTTCGTCCCTATACTCTATATCAATCTCGCTAAGCGCGCGGATGAAATCATCGAGGTTAATATCAAAAAGTTCTGTTTCCTGCTTTCTTTGTTTTGAAAAGAAATTATGCAATTTTGCTTCATTTTCCTTATGATTTGTATGGGCTTGACTTAAACAAACCCTGCCTAGAATGATTCCCCCATATTTTTCTGCATTCCTTTTTAAGGCCATAATACAGGCATAAGGCTTTTTAGATTGGCCTATTTTTATACGATCTCCGTATTCAATCGCATAAAATACACCTAAATAGGTGTCTTTAAGGCTCTTTTCAATTTGGTTTATTGGCCCGTAATCATTTTTCTCAAAGATCTTAAGCTCGTTCATAATAATTCCTTTCTGCCCCGTTGTTTCCGGGGCTGTCCATTGTTTTGTTCTTTCCTTTAGTATCAAAAATAATCCATATGAGACATGCTGCTCGCCGCCGTTCATGGGTCTTCCATTTTGGAAATCCCTTGTAACCAAGTGCCTTTACCCAACGTATGCGTCTGGCGCAGACGTTCAACCACATCTTATCTACTTCCCACACTCCTCTCACAATTTGCGTTTAAATATAGTAATGCCCGGTACAGTGATGTGGATGGATTTTCCCACCAGTGGCGCAGCCACGTCGATGGATTTTATATCTCATCCGCTACCGGGGCCAACCGGTATCGGAATCCTTGAGCGCGAACGGCAGGGCCAACCACCGTCCGGGCATACTATTCAAATTTAGCTGGGATTACGCGAAACACCCCATCAGTGTTTTTATGTACGTTTGAACCTTCAACTGCCATTAAAACCCTGCCGCCTCCTCCACTCGTTTATGATTTCCTCCGCCGTAATAGACAAGCGGATTGACGAATATAAACTTCTTATTAACGCCCCACCCGTCACCATCAACCTGTGCGGCAATGTGCTGCTGCCGGCCATTAAGAGGGAAGGTTAACTGAAACAGATCTTCAGACAGACGCCTGGCGTTTTTCCGAGAATACCCTACAATATCGCAGAAATCGCCTATAGAAAGCGGTTCAATTCTCCTCAGTCGGTTTTCCAACGGATTTTTACAGAGGATGTTATATTCCAGATTAGCGTAGGGCATAGCCCTCAGCAGGTATCCAAGCCTGACAATATCCTGCGGCCGTGAATTAAGATAAAAACTTTTCAATGCAGCGGAATATATCCTCGTAATACGTTTCCCTTCATCAAAAATCTGATTACGGAAAGAGTCCCTTATTGACCCCCGTCGAAAATACTTCTGATCCAATTTACAGCGTCCACTATCTTTGAAGAATATCTCGCATCGCTTTACCTCATCCGTAAAATCATAAAACTGACTGGCGCTCAAATTCAACAAGCCGACAATATCACAGGATTTTAATACCGCGCCGTTGCTGTCGGTAATAACCCCATCATAGTCCATCCAATTAGCGAGATACATCAGTCTCGTCAAATGGGCTGGGCTGATATTAGGAAAGAGACAATGGGATGTCTCATGGATGCTCCAAACAAAATTACCATATTTGGCAAAGGCGCTGTTGATCCGATTCCTTACCGGCACGCCCGGCGTTTCATCAGGAGGATGGAGATCTTCCAAAGAGCTCACAACTCCCTCAGAGGCTTTCTTACGGCGGACCACCTTAAGCCTCTCAAATCTTACATCGTCCACACCGGATACTCTGGCCCCCGGACTCAGCACATCAATAACTTCACCCGTAGTTTCGGAAACCAATAACATCCGCTCATTGATTCTGGTTGACAAATTATATCTCCAATCTTCGTGTTTTATGGCAATTCGTTAAAAAATCTCCTCAAATACCAATAGGAAATGGGGTAAAATGTCCTCAAATACCGGAGTAACAAAAATGCCACTTAATCCCTGAAAAATCAGGGCTTTACTCGCTAAAATCTTCGGGCCGCCCTTCTATATCTACGCACAAGTCCGAGGGGGAGCCGCAGGACGTAGCTGCGACAAGCGAACGAGTATTTTGTTTGGAGAAACTATATGTAAATACCCAACGCTGAATGGAAGCGGAAAACAAAATGCGAAGTGAGCGCCCGTTCTCTTTACCAATAAAACCAAAGTCTAAAGAAAGCCTGTAGTGTAAAAGTAACTCAAGTGTTGTTCCTCCTTTAGTCGGCACATAAATCCAAATTATTCCAATCAATTTATTAGTTACATTAAATACTAAATATTAGCTTTGTGCCTATTGTAACATAATATCCAAAAAAGTCAAGTAGTCATTTAAAATTTTGTTTATTACTTTACTGATGCCTATAATATAATACCTAAAGCTAAGTAGTACCTCTGGCTTAAGGCAGTGCTGACAGCTACGTTCCGTATCTTTTAAAAAATAAAATAACGTATCTCTTACCTGAAATACAGCAGTGCCTCTATAGATACGCAGTGCTGAACGATAAGTAATAAGATACGTATTGATAGGCAGTTCCTCTGCCCGAAGTCAGTGCCTATGGGTTCATCGTTTCCATCGTTCTCTTAAAAAAATAAAAAATATCGCGTCTTAACACCTACAACCTTGCACTTCCTTCGGGCAGAGGAACTGCCTATGTATCCACACCTTTTTTCTTCTACTGGCATGGTGAGGCGACGGCCTCTCATCGCTTGGAAGCGACTGGACAAATAGGGGACGCTGACGCTCCCCCTACCCCCATTTGTAGCCAGTCCCATCCAAACGAACGCACTCTCAACCCAACACGAACGTACCGTTCGCGCCGGGACCCTGAGTGCTTTCGAGGTTGGCGACGTCTCCGCAACCCCACCATGCCTTATCAGTGCGTAAATAAAGAATAGCACTCTATTACCGGGCTGCCGCCCAGACCTGCTCCTCGCCGGAAGGCAGGGAAAAAAGCTTTGCTTTATTCCTGTGCAAGAGGATAATCCGAGAACCTTTTGTCAATAGGACTTTCGCGGCATATGCTCGCCCTGCCGGGCTCCTCTATTCCACGTTCCATTGACAACCGGTTCCGCTCCATTGGAAAACTTTAGAGTAATCCTAAGTATTAAGCCAATGATTTGTTACAGGCAAAAAATAAAGCGAGACGATTTTGATCGCCTCGTTATTTCTTTTATAGGCAGCTTGCGGTAAATACCCGTACTGCCTTTATTCAAATGTGGCTAATAGTTTTCTTCCCCTCTACAGGAGAATGAATGCCTCTACTTATCGGCGCGTATTGGCTGAATGATTTATTATTTGTTTTAATTTTATGTGCTCAATTCGCATCTTTTTCCCTTTAATCAAATGGGTAAGCATAATTTTACGCAGTGGTTTTGTTAGCGCTGGGCGGAACAGTTTGCACTGCACTGTCTTTCTTTATTGCTATTTTGTAATTGATTTTACTATAGGGCATGTAACTGAAGATGGTTAATAAATATTAGATGTTTTAATTATTATCGAGTAAACAGATTGGAAATATCGAAGTAAATTGCCAGAAGTATCAGGAAGAGGTAAAAGAAGAGCAGAATGGTGAGATTAAATGGGAATTTGATAATAGATGATGGAAAAATAATGGAGATGGATTGATATAAGAGGGGAGGATCGAAGAGAAATTAAAGATAAAAGGGGTGGGAATTGAGAAATTTTAGGATGAATGAGAAATACGAACTTATCCAATTCCCCTGGAAAAAAGTCGCTCAAAAAATGTAAAATATCCCCCTGCCGGGGCAGGCTGATTTTCCACTTTTGCCATAAGTGAAAATATACTTAATTGGTACACTTTAACGGCCTGCGTCCGTCCTGCATCTGCCTTGCATCCGGTTGTGGCTCTTGCGTTGACGTGGGTGCCTGGATAATCGCGGCATATGAATACATATGTATACATATGATATAAATACTAATCAGATTAGTTTTTATGCTAATATAAATAGCTTTTACACCTGCTCTGTCTCGCTGCCTGCATCCTGGTCTACACCCTCTACACCTATCCCTTGCGCCTGATCTGCTTGCATCCTATCCAGTGCGGCACTAACAACAAAATCGTTAAAGCTTTGATTTTTGGCTTTACAATGCGCTTTTACAAGATCAATAATACCCTTTTTAAATCTAATCGTTGCTTTATCGTAGGCTTTTTGATCATATTTACCGTTTGCTTTAATTTTAGCTTGACTATTTTTAGGCATATTACATATAACCTCGCTTATTTTATAATAAAACATACAATGCAATCGTTGTATATTTGTTGGTTCCGCCTATTTACAACGCCATCGTTGTACGCTATAATCTAATCATCAAATCAAACAACGATTTGTCCGGCGGCGCGGTTACGCCGATGTTGTAACGCTTGACGCAGACATGAGTGACCCGCCCAAAAGCGGGGAAGAACGAACCTTGACAAGATAGGTGCAAGCCGTCAAAGAATGCCGATGCCGATACCATCATTGACGCATCACGCCGGGCCGGAACCGTCCACCATAGCGGCAAAGGACCATCCCGGCAAGCATCTTTGACGCACTTAAACCTTGACCATAGCATAACACATGCAAAGCGATTTTGCAACGTGTGAACGGTTAGCGGCGCGGGGAACCGCGCATTACATAGGGTAACTATACCCATTTACAAATTGAGAGGAGAAAAAACCATGACCAACACTAATGCTATCATTACCAATGCAACCATTATCGCCGGGTTGACTGCTGAAAACGTCAAGATTGACGTTAAGGCCGACAACAAAGTTTCCGTCGCGTGCGAAGTGTCTTTACTGGACGGCGCAACGGAGATTGAGACAAAAGCTTATAAGGGCGCCGTTAAAACCCTTGCAAAAAAGGCGCTGCGGGAATACCATGAAAAGCTTTACCATGGGCACCCGATGCAGGCAATAGCAAACCACACTTACAATCTTTTCTTTGAAAATGACGACTTTTCCGTAACGGTTCCCGTCATTGGCACACTGGACGCAGAAAATAAGGCACTTTACAAAGAAAAAGTGCTTTACCTGCAAAAGTTTGGTAAAGAGTGGATCAATTCAGAGGACAAAGAAAGCAGGCTGCGCACAAAGCTTTTCACCGACATCAAAAAGGCAATGCAGGACATTTTCAGAGCGTTTGACCCGGAAACGAACATCAACCCGAATGACAAAGATGTCCGTATGTTCCTGTCTATCCTAGGCAAGATTAAAGGCGACAAATTCACCACTTCAGGAGATAGGGCCGTTATGGTTGCGGTAGAATTTGCCATCTATCATAAAATTCTGGGCAAAGAATACTTTATGGACCTTTACACCTCTAATAAGGACTGGGACGGCATAAAGGGAAAGCCCGCAAAGGAAGAGCCCGCGAAAGAGGAAAAAGAGGCTGCATAGCCTCTTTTTTCTTTGCTCTTTTTTTTTGAGAAGCCGCCAGGGCTTTCTTTTTTTTCTTTACGGGCCAGGCCGCTAGGCCGCAAAACCCAGGAACCCAGGCCGCCAGGCCGCAGCACCCACAAGTTGAATCAGGAATCGGAAATACGCCATAAGTGCGCCCAAACGCAGGACAGGAGGAACTATGAACGGAATTTGTTTTTGTGTAAACCTTTTCAAGTTTGACGGTTTCACCGTCCAGCAAGGCATGATCTATGGAACCTACAGAGGCCGGAAGTTTGTCACAAATGGGCTAAAGTGCGGGCAGCCGCAGGGAAAAGGCCGTTATTATCCGGTTTACTTCCAGCGTATGAATGAAGCTCTTGAAACTTCATGGGAGAGGTGCGCCCTTTCCTTCTACGATGATCCGATCCTGTTTGACAAAATTGAACGAATGGCGGAAAAGCGGGAAGCAAAAGGCATAGAGCTTCACTATCTGACCCCGGCGGAGCTGGAACAGAAGAGATGGGAAAAAGACCTGTACCATCATCATTTTCAGGCTCACGATCCCTTTGCGACGCCGAAGGTAACAGGAATCGCCAGGCCGCAGCAGGCCGCAAAGTATAACGCATCCAAAGAGCGGAAGTGCATGACGCAGAGGGTAAACACTGTCATTTATATCAATGGCAACAACGTGACTGTTATCTGAGGGAATCCAGGCGGGTGTTGTCTGATTTAGAGGCCCGAAATCGCCATCCACTTATTCATTTTCAGAGATGATATGCTCTACCGGGGTAACTATCCCTTTGAGCATGTCATCTTTGTTTTTGTAATAAGAATCAGCGGCAGAGGCCATAAGTGCGCAATGATGCAGGCGGTGCGAACCCAAAACCTGAACCGGAAACCGGAATTTCAAATTGGATAGGATTTCGGATTTTGAAATTTGATTCAGGATTGGAATTTCAAATTTCGATCTCATTTTCCGGCTTGAAAACCTTTTCGTCATATGCTATTATTTTGACATGAAGCGCGGGGAGGCGAGGCACATGACAGATCAGGAAATGCTTAAGGCTATATCGGATCTAATTAAACTGGAATTAAAGCCTGTTGGTGAGCGATTGGACAAGATTGATGAGCGGCTGGATAAGATTGATGAGCGCATAGACAAAGTTGAACAAGAGCAATCTACTTTGCGCCAAGAGATGCATAAACGATTTGATGAAATTCAGTCCGATCTTGACGATGCATGGGAAGATGTAGCAACGGCTGAAAAGCGCATTAAGGAGCACGAAAAAGAATTTCATAATGTAGGATAAGCCATAGCTAAAACCGCTGATAGGCCGCTCGGGATTCCGGGCGGCTTTTGTTGTGGCAACCACACTCTTTAAGAAGGAGGCTGGTAAAATCAGTTTTCAAAATTGTTTTAATAGCGATAAACGGAGAGACCGCTAGACGGCAGCTCCCCATATGGTTAAGAAATAACCGCTACGTGTAGGAAGCTGGGGCGGTTATTTCTTTTTGTATGCGAGCGACGCTATCAGCGTCACAAAAGCTATTGTCATCCCCACGTCCGTAAAAACAACCATTAAAAGCTGGCAACAGTCTGCAAGCGTTAAGTACACTACCGCGCATTCCTCCCCCTGGATTTATGTCCGAAGGGGAGCAAACCGCCTATCCGTCTATAAATATATATAATTAAACGGGGTCTCTCCGTTTATCGCTATTAAGACGCAATAATGTATTGAAAGCCGTTTGGGATTCCAGGCGGCTTTTTGTTATGCCTGAAATGGGTTTGGATTAGGATCAGAGATCCTATATAGGCAAGGGCAGAAAGGAAAACATCATGAATGAAATGTATGATATGGACACATTTGAAGCAATGATTGACGATTGGCTGGCCGACCATGCAGAAGAGATGTGTGACCTAGAGATTGACGGTATCGATCAGGAGGAGGGTTGCTACTCGGCCACCGCGCACGACGATGGGGCAGCATATTTGCTAACCGACGGCGGGGATGGGAATATAGTTATTAACTATATATGCAGTAGATGATGATTGCAGAAAGGACATAAACATGACTTATAAGACAAGATACGCAGCCAAAAAGGCGAGAGATACACAGCCCGAGTACAGCAGCGCGGATGTAATCGTCAAAGTAGAGGGCGGTTACAAAATTATGACCGCGTGGGACTATAAGGTTTGGAGAAAGCAAAAGTAAGAAAGAAATAGGATTTGAAATTTTATATACGCAAAAAGAGGACGGAATCCGTCCTCTTTCGCTAATATGTGGCCTGCCACGCCAGGCTGACCTAGTTACAAGGCCAAAATAATGGGGTTGCAAAAATAATATGTGCGTGGAAAACAAAATATGTATTGAAATTAGTATATAATACCTCTCTGCTTTTGTCAATACTTTTGCAAATATTTTATTTGACAAATTTTGGCGAGTTGTTCATTGATTTGACTACGCTCTTCCTCTGTGATACGCAAATATCTACCATTAACCTTTGCAGAGGTTATTCGTGTTTTGCTAATGGCTCTTTGATACATGAAAGGAGGCGATACATATCGATTCTAAGGCTCCAAAACGCGCATTCTTAATTGGAATTGGCCTTTCAATTAGGAAACGGAAAACCATCCACATCAATGATTTGAGATATAAAAAACAACCACCAAACATTGAAAAGGAGAACTGAAAATGAATAACGCTATTACTTTGTCCACTATTGACCGCGACCGCATCATCAAGGAGACCATCTATAAGAACGCATACGATTCCGGAGCCGGGGTTAAGTATACCCGAATTCCTCTCTATCTGCTTGAAGTCCCCAGTTTCCAGAGGCCGGAGCAGAGAAACGTCAAGCGGATTGCTGAGAACTGGGATGAAAGCAAGTGCGGAGCCATTACTGTTTCATACATAGAGGGCCGTTTTTATGTAACGGACGGCCAGAACCGCCTTGCAGCGGCAAGACTGGTTGGCAAAGAAGACATCTACTGCATGATCGTTCAGGAAACCTATGAGGAAAGCGCGAGACGGTTTGCGTCTCAGGATGAGAACCGGGTAAGTGTTTCGAGATATAATAAGCTCATCGCCATGAAGGAAGCAAAGGAAAGTTCTGCAATAGAGATCTTTGAGGTATGCCAGAGGATGCAGATCAGAATTGATCCCAATGTTCAGTCCGCGCAGGACAGGCTGAAATGCATTGGCGAGCTGGAGAAGATTTATTACTTAAGCGGCCAGAGAGGGCTTGTATGGGTATTTGAGACCATTGATAAGCTGAAGTGGAGATATTCTTTCGGCGCTTACAAAGCTCCTATCATCAGTGGCCTCGGAAGTATTTACGCAATGTTTAGTTCCAGTGCGGGGGCGGCGCAGAGCATTATCGTCAATGATCTGCAGTCGTCCAGCCCGGAAGATTTCATGCACAGATTTAAGGTGTTTTATACAGACGCACTCAAGCGTGGTGTTAAAAACTACCTGTATGATTTGGTTATGAAGAATCTGTGTGCCCATAACGGAGCTGAGGAGGTTGGCTGAAATGCAGAAAACGGTCATCAATGGAGCCCTGCTGATTCTGGCAGGGCTCTTCTTTTCTCTCCTGACTGTATTGATGGGAGAGAGCGATATCACCGGAGGAATCTTTGTGATTCTGCTGGGGACCTGTGCCATAATTAGTGGATTTTGCAGAAAATCAAAAATGTGCTTGACAAATCAGAAGAAAATCGCTAAGATTTGTCACAACACATATTTTTATTCCAACAAAAAGAAGAAGAGAGAAAGGAAGCCGGCATGAACAACTTTATTCAAAAGCTGAAACTGCTTTCACAGTTCATGATCTTCCCAAGCACGAGCGAGCTTGTTCGCATGTATGAATGCAAAAACGAAATCGCACTTGATAATTGTGTGCGGTCCATCATCGTCCATCATCTCGACGGGACATATTGAGCGGCGCCGGGTTGGCCCTCGGTGTTGACTTTTAGAAAACCATCCACATCACATCCGGGCATTTTTGCGCCATTTTTCAGGAGGTAAGAATTTTGGAAGGCTTCTATACCGGGTACGGATACAGTTTAGACGGCGTAGAATACGCCACTATTGACGAAGCGTGGGAGGCGCAAAACGATGATTACACTTTCACAGGCGCTTAAGCTGACCAAAATGCGGAACGAGGAATATTGTTACCTGCTCCCGCTGGGGGAGAAAAGATTCAATTCTATTGGGGTTCCTGTAAAAATCGTTAAAGACCGGTTAGATATGAAAGAGATCAAAGTGTACTCAATCCAGCCAAAGTTCGAATTGTATGGGCCTGACTTTTTAGGAATGGAATTTGAGGTTGCGTTGTCCGAAAAGCATAAGCGGCTATTGCGCAAACCCATGTTTTAGAGGTGAAAGTGATGCAGGAAATTAAAAGCAAAACACTGATGCAGAGGCTTCTGGAGGCCGGATACCCGAGAGATCAGATGTTCAATCACGAATCAGACCTTTATGTTTTTGTTACGCCTCTCACAAAAAGAGTGGTTGAGGAATGGTGTAAGGAAAATAAATTTAACCGCCGTTGGATGTGTCCAATTTTTACAGACCAGATCACCGGACGGCCCATGTATGACTGTGCTTTTCAATATGACGATTGGTGGAATGAAAGAGCTCAGAGGAGGTATCAATAATGTATAACATGAACCGCGGTACACATACCTGTGATTTTTGCGGGATTGAAATGTATTGGGGTAATACTGATGACATTTATGGAGAGTTATGTGGATGTGAAGTTTGCGGTAATACCTTTTGCTCAAAATGCTTTATTGATCGAGAAGGATATGAGGCGTATATGGACATGATGCGGTTCACCGGATGTATTTATTGTCCTACGTGTTATGAATCGCTTTTTAAATAAATAGGAGGCATCAGTAATGTCAAGCCCGAACGATCTCCTTTTGGAGAAAGCCGAAGATCTTGGATGGCGTGTCCACTTTTATGATGACAATTCCATTGGATTTAAAACCTATAGTCCGGCCGGAGAGGATTTTATCTTTTCAATAGAAGGCAGGGATATCGTCCGAGAGGTTGCAGAATACGCCTATGATTTTGACGCGGATGAACATGCCTCCATGTGGATAGACGCCAGAGAAAGAGTGTCAGGAGTCCCCCAAAGTATCCGCACTCTGATTGACGATGCGGATGAAATTCAAAAGATGCTGGACGAATTGGCATATGCACTGCGAGAAATGGAGGAGAATTGAATATGCCTACACCGAAACAGAGGGAGCGTGAGGCTCTTGAGAGTATCAGAAATATCGTTAAATCCCTTGGTGATGATAGCTATATTGCCATTGCTCTTGAAGGATGCCTGGAGGACGCGGAGCGGAACATCGATGATGATGCCGCATACAGTATGAAGAACCGCCTTGAGAACGCCGAAAACAAAATCCGCCAGGGCGAAGAGGAGCGTCAGTCGATGCGAAAGGAGCTTGAGAAGGAGTTCCGTATGACTGAAGACTTGAGCTATGAACTGGCTGACGCTCAGGATATGTGCGAACGGAAAGATGCGGATATTTCCAAACTCAAATCCAGAATAGGCGAGCTATTGGAAGATTCGAAAAGAGGTTCAGATTTCTTTTTTGAGCAAAATAACCGTATCTCTGAGCTTCAACACAGAGCAGAGAACGCAGAAGCCGAAGTAATCCGGCTCAAAGCAAAGCTGTATGATGCGCTGATTAAGGATAAGGAGTGATTATAATGAGTGGCGCGGAAAGCCTTCTTTGTGAAATCCTGTCCTGCGGGGTAGACGATTTGGAAATGCTTGATGGTTTCAGTCTTGACTGGGGCGAGGTATTGGACCAGATTGATTGGCCGCAGTACGGTCTTGGTTTTAACGATATTATGCGCGGTGTTTTTGCCTGTGGAATTATCAGAATCGAAAACGAAATTGACTGCCACATTTGCGATTTAGAAAGGAGTTGTTCCGGCGAAGAGGAAGAGGAGGAGCTGGCTGCCTTAAAGCTTTTGAATCCGAATGAGGATATTACAGCGTACTTCAACTGCTTGGATACCCATGTATACTTCCGGAAAAACGGGGAGATTTATCGCAGATATTTGGAGTATGAGCTTAATAATTTCTATGACAACACCGGCTTTGAGATAGAAGGAGAATGAATATGGAAAACGAATTTGATGTTCACGAAACAATCTTATACCCGCTTACATATGACGATCTGGTGTTGATGGCACAGAATACCAATCCGTCTCGCGGTTATATCGCAGAGGTTCTGCGGCGCGACCTGAAGGAACTCCTGAAAAGCAAGGTAGAGGAATGCCTTGAGCTTTATGATGACCACATCGATGATATCTTTGCCGCTGCGTTTCCGGATGAAGGACTCAAAAACCATCCTGATTTCCCGGAAGAAAGGGCAGAGCAGCTTGCGCAGGAGATTTACAATTTCCTTCTGGCTCATGAGATGTGGATTGACACAAACATTTATTACAACGGAAAGTGTATGACTACCAGCAATGCTGATATGACCAAGTTCCGGTATAACGGTGATCCGTTCATTTTAGAGGATAAAGATCCTCGTAAGTGCTTTGAATATGTGGCAAAGGAACACATTTTGAGCATGAGTTTTGAGGGGCCGCTCTACGAAGTTCTGAACGGATACGCCGGAGATTACGGTTGGGTTGTAGAGGAAGAGTTCTCAGATCTGCTAAAGAAATATGGAGTTTATTACGAATTGGGCAATGCATGGAATCTGTCCTTATATCAGATTTAAGAGAGGATATTGAAAGGAGAAAGTCATGAAAAGTTTGATTGTAAACCCGGTCATGTGCGATGTGTATAGGGGACGTGCAAGAGGATTTGCTAAAATACAGTTCTCAAACGACGGGAGGCTGAGGATCTGCGGAGTAATCGGGCCAACGAGTAATGGAGATTGCAAGGGATCCGCAGGACAGTGTGTTGACGAAATCCGGGCGGGAACGCCAATCGAAAACTGGACTCCGGAGATGCTTGCCAAATTCTGTGACATTTGGGATAGATGGCATCTTAATGATCTGCGACCTGAATGTGAGCACCAGCGGGAGCTCGGGTGGAAGGAACAGGCGTGTGAGGAGATTTTGCTTTACCATTACCGGCTGACAGACGCGGCAAATAAAGCAAAGAATGAGGCCGAGAAGGCAGCCGTAAATGCTCTGAGAAAAGGGGAAGCCTTCATCCCGACAGCAGAGCAGCAGTTCTTTGCATCTCTGCCGTATAGCTTGGACATCTATGAAGCTCCGAAAGAGGAAGTGGCACCATATTATCAGCCAAAGAAGCCTCTCTACTCCGGAGATGTTGGTGCCGTTGAGCGCAAGACACGCGGTTGGGCTAGATACGAGGAATCAGAATTGGGAATTCTATGCAAACCTTGCCCGGTATGCGGTTATAAGTATGGCTCGTCATGGCTTAAAGAAGAGGTTCCGCAGGACATTTTGGATTGGCTTTTTGCTCTTCCTGAGACAAAAGTGACTCCCGCGTGGATTTGATGGGGTATTTTTATGGGCGACATGAAGCACTACGTTACTGAGCAAGAGCTATTTTGTATCAAGGAAAATAGCATCTACCCGCAGGACATTCAAAAAACGGAGAATGTGTACCTCACGTTCGGTACGATAGGTCTCACCTGCACCAAACGCACAAAGAACGGGCAGAAAACTAATTTGCTGAATAAGTACGGGGTTTATTACGAATTGGGAAACGCATGGAATCTGTCCTTGTATACCTGATTTAAGAAGGGAGAAGTAAGATGTACGATAAAGAATCGCTGGCAAAAATCAATGCGGAATATCTGGGCTCTCATTACAGAATTTCCGATCAGGATGTAAAAATTGCAAATGATTGGGCTGCCCTAATTGAAGCAAGCCGGGACCCTCACCGCCCTGTGGTGGGGGATATAATCCGTTTTACGAATAAGTACAGCGAATATTATCCTCATGCTCATATTGAAAAAGTCACAGAAGACGGCGCGGAGGTCTGTGAAAGTCCTTATGTTCCATTTGTAGGGCGTTTGTCCAACAATGATCTCTATTGTTCCACCAGCGGGGGAGCATGGACAACACTGGAAATTGAGAAAATCCGGTATGCCGGCAAAGAGCTGAAAACCTTCTGCGATTGGGGAAGCTGCGGCGCCTGTGCTCATGGTGCGATTGACTTTGAAGCCGAGGTCAACGTGTGGGAATATACCGCAGAGCACCTTCGCTTTGGAGAATTTACGACAAGGAATTGGAGACGGGATTTCATTTTCTATTGCGAAAAAGACAGAGACGGCAGCCCATATCACTATTTTGGTAATTATCATGCGTATAAGACGGAGAAAGAGTATATGGCATGGCTCCTGACCTATAAAGGAGTGGAATTTGAAGGAAACTGGCCGAATCAAACGGTGGTTTTCTTTTACCGGAAGGCAGAATACTTAATTTCTCAGGAAGAATGGGATACACTCAGTTATCCTACAGATACGCGCATGATGAACGGTTCCATTATGCTGATCAAATATTGGTATGACGACGAACAGCACGTCATTCATGAATACCGGTATGACAATAAGGGCGATTTGAATTGGCGTTCCGATTGGCGCACTTGCTATCCCTACCGCACTGCGATGGAAAGAGTCGAAAGAGGAGAATTCAAGAGGGAAATCCGTTCGCAGACAAGATTTGGGGAGGTGTAAAAATGCGATACGATGTAAGTTATTTAGCTGAGGTTGTCAACGACGCACTCAATGAAGAAGAGTGGTTTCATATGTGCACAAAAAACTTACCGTGTGGATATATTCCCGATATGGACCCGAGCTCGGCACACCAATGGGGTGAGCTAACAGAGCGAAGGTCTGGTGCGTGGAATGCTGTGTCGGTAGCCTGTAAGCTGCTTGAAGTAGATCAGGCTCGCCTGATTGCAGCGGTAAAAAGTATGAACCGCAACGAAAGACGAAACAAGTATCGGTTTGCAGTACATATCAAAGACGAAGATGCCTTTAGAGCGTATGTTTCTTCTGCATGGGATCGGATTTGGTCAGAGGAATATTATCAAAGTACGGGCAGGAAGATGAAATGATGGAGGTAATTTAGATGACGAAAACAGAATTAAACAAGGTTTTAAAACTCCATAAAATGTGGATAGATGGTAAAGAAGGCGGGATAAGAGCAGACCTGAGAGATGCAGACCTGAGAGGTGCAACCCTGAGAGGTGCAGACCTGAGAGGTGCAACCCTGAGAGGTGCAGACCTGAGTGGCGCAAACCTGAGAGGTGCAAACCTGAGAGGTGCAGACCTGGGAGATGTAGACCTGAGATATGCAAACCTAAGAGGTGCAGACCTGAGAGATGTAGACCTGAAAGGTGCAGATTTGAGAGGTGCAGACCTGGGAGATGCAGACCTTGACTTTTCCTGTTGGTCGCTATGGTGTGGTGGTCTATATATTAAGACCGACCGTAGAATTATGGCACAACTCGCATATCATTTCTGTGCTCAGGACTGTGATGATCCCAATTACCTGAAAGCACGTAATGCCATTCTGGATTTTGCAAATACATTCCACCGCGTTGAAGAATGCGGAAAATTGGAGGTGATTGAAGAATGAGCGATTTAATCAGCCGGAATGCGGTTCTTGACCGCTATTACGTGGAGTGGGGAAAGCAGGACATTAGTATTATTACTTCACAAAACGAGAGGCGATGAGGCGATACCGAGAGGAATGGTGTCAGAGGCAGGGGCAGTTTAGAGAGGGCTGCGAAGCCGAATCTGGTGTCTGTTAAAGGATTGGGACGAAACTGGTCCTGTGAGGACTTTGTGGAGGCGGATAAAAATCAGGTGGCGCTGTGCGCATTGTTCCCGGAGAACGATATGCCCTGCGGATGTTACGACGGATAATTGATTGAGGAGGAACTGAATTGACAGAAAAGGACACTGTGAAACAGATGCAGGAAAAATTTGACCAGAATATGCGGGAGTACCAGTCGGAACTGCTATGTCTCACGCCGTCGCAGCTCATCGACCGGGCGGAGGAGATCGCCGCCGCAAAGGTGGTCTGCGAGACCTTC